AAACTTCTGAGCTTCCTCCAAAGAGGAGAACTTTGTCTTCCCCTTCCAAGAACCATCCTCCGTTTTTACCTGAACTAGGAAAGGGCCATCCCCACTAATGGTCCAGTCGTGTTTAACCCCTCCAGCGTACTTAACTGATTGCACCCACTGCTCCCCCTTACGTGTCCAATCACTAGGGGACCCCTTTGATGGAGAAGTCGCAGCACTCTTGAATTCCATTGCAGCGGACTTGGAGTTGATGCCTCGCTTCTTCGCCCACTCGAACGTTGCCTTGGAGATGTCCTGGTAGGTCTCCTTACCCTTCTTCCAAGCTCGGAAGCGTGGTTTCTGGGCCTTGAGCTTCAGGTCGTCTTCGTACCTTTGCTGTGCACCATCCCCCTCCAGACTGTTGAACTTCCGACGATCAAATAGGTCGGTCCATTTAGCACGATACTCCTCCACCGAATCAGCGTACCTGTCGACCCAATCTTCTTCCGTCATCTGACCTTCCGGGTAACGGAAAGTCTTACCAGCAGCACTCTTGAAGTTATCGCGATTCTCTTCCGTCTGCCTCTTCCACTCCGCAGCGTCTTCCTCAGACATGTTCTCGGTAGGGTCTGCGGACTTGCCTTCTTCGTAGCGAGCTGTCTTGACCCTAGAAACCTGGTCTAGGCACTTAGCAACCAACTTTTGGGCCCTGTCGAGATCAACTAGCGCTACATCCGCCACTTCATCCGAAAGACTAGCTTCAAGTATGATGCGCGCACGAGCTAACGCCTTATGTCCAGATAGCAACTCCTTTAGTCCGTCAGCTACCGGCCTACTCCCAAAATCAGCCTGCTTGTCCTTTACAACGTCCTTATTCTTCTCCCACTGGTCAGCAATCTCCTCAAGCTGCTCATCAGTGAGGTCTGGGTTGGCTCCCTTGAACCCCTCCATGACCTTCTCACGAGAATCTGCCTGGATAGGACCCATCGCTTGAACGGCTCGATCTGGAGTCTGAGCTAGGGCCATGAGGACTCGATGTAGCCTCATGGTAGCGTCCACTGGAGATAGGCTTGCCGCCTCCACCCCAGAAGCGATACGGTAAAGAGCCTCAGCAACACGATTTTTGGACGCAGCCTTGAACATAGCAGTTTTCTCCTGGGGGAAGGCTAGGCCTTCTGGACTCGGTTTAATGGCAGACGGGGCGCGTCGATCAAGGTGTCTCACCCTAACGCCCTTAAGAACTTCTTCCAGTAGCTCTACCTTCTCTGGCTTAAGGCTCTGCTTCAGCTCTTCATAGTCCAGCCTAGCCGCAGCAAGAGCCGTAGCGTCAAGAGCCTTATCTAACCGGAACAGAGCATCTGGAATCCCGTAGATGAGATCCCCTGCCACCTCATAGAAGGTATCCTTCTGAGGGGAGTCGGATATGTGACGTACAGCCCGATCAACGAACTTCTTCAGTTGGTCGCAACGCATTCTTGCGTCGGTCAACTCCTCCTGAAGGTAAACGATGATCCCAGCTTCTTTGTGAGTGCTTGCACTTCGAGTCATCGATTACACATAGGTACAAATGAATTATGCATGAAGGGTGAGTAACCTCACGTAGGCTACCCACCCTCCTCAAGCTCACGAACTAAGAAGTAAACGCCTCTGGGAACTCCTCCAAAAGGAGCTTCTTGAAGTCGTCACTCTCGGCTGCGAAGATTGCTCGAATGACCTCGAAGTTGCCCTCATAGTTCAGTCGAATGGTAGCTAGCCGACGTTTCCAGTGAGCACTGAAATCGTAGTCGTCAGGGAACTCTTTGCAGATTGACTTGGCGATCAACTTTCGAGTGTCCGCAGTACCATCCTTGTCGATACGAGACTGAGGCTCTTCGTGTCTTACGGGTACAATGTAATCTGCATCAGTAGAGGCCTCTGCCGAGTCACTACTTACAACCGGCTTGAATGCCTTCCTTGGGCCGTTCGTATTTCTAAACGTCATACCCTCAGAAGAGACCGTGTCCTGACGAGCTGGAGCATCATCCATTCCGGACAGGTCTGCAATCTCTACCCCCCTGCCTGTAGCCAAGGTAGTCGTAAAGCCCTCCGTGTTGCTCACCTTATGTCCCGACACCCTCCCTACCGTACGTGGAGCACTGGCCTGCTTAACCTGAGTACCCAACTGGTTGTTACTCGCGAGATTAGAGGTGGACCTCCCTTCTCGCTCATAACCTACTGTACGACTAAGGACATCTGCTTTTCGAGCTTCCTTCTCCGATAGATAGGCCTCTCTGTCATCGTCTGACATACGGGAGAGCATCTCACTCTCAGACATTCCTTGCCCCGGTTGGACCTTTACCTTGTCGGCCGCCATAATAGCCTGACCTACCGAGTTAGGAGTAACCTCTGGGGTTTGCTTTGCTGGAGTAGTAAACGTACGAGCTACCGGAGTTCCAAACTCGGCACCACCTACGTCAATACCCTTACCGCTACCAAAGGCCCTAGCAACCCCACCGGAAGGCCTCGCCTGATCCCTTGCTTGATTCTGTGCCGTCCTCGCTTGCTGCACACTTTCCGCACGATCCCCTCGACTCATGACAATACGCTCATCCGACTCAACCGTAGCAATCATACCCTTACGAGCAGGCTGCATAGGGTTTTGACCTAAGTCACTCGTAGACCGTACCTGAACGTTCGCGGAAACTGGGCCCACGCCCCCACTCTCCATAATGGCATCGTACTCCTCTGGAAGTACCAACCACTGAGCCTTAATGGCCCCTCGAAGGCCAGGTAGGGTAAACCGATTACCGCTAAATTCTACGGTAGTCCCATCGAACAGGACCTCCATACCATCCGTAACGTTATACCCAGTACTACCCAACGCAAACGACTTGGTTGAGAAGAACTTGATCATCGTGCCAGGTCGAAACTTGATTTGATCTAATGCCATTTACCGTAACCTCCATCTATAAGGTGGGTATGACAAGTAGATTATCGGAAAGCAAAACCCCTCTCCCCTATTAGAGGGAGAGGGGTTTTGAGGAGAGTTCGGACCGACTTCAGTTCGAGACAGCAGCTGCCGCAGGCTTTGCAGGCTTTGCAGCCTTTGCAGCCGCAGGCTTAGCCGTCGAAGCCTTCTTCGGTGGGGCCGCAATCTGCCCAACACCGACCTTCAGCGAACGGACAAATCGAGCCTTCAGCTTCTTGCCCGGACCCTTCGCGGGGACAATCATCTCCTTGCCAGTCGCAGGATTCCGAGCCTTACGCTCTGGCTTCGAGCCCACCTTTAGGACAAGTAGCTTCACGAGACCAGGAATTGTAACCGCTCCGTCCTTCTTAAGGGACTTACACGAAACAGCCTCAAGTGCCTTGAGGAAAGCGCGGATGGTCGCCTTCGTGGACTTGTTGTTGCTGCTTTCCATCTCTGCTGCGAGGGCCGAAATCAACTCTGTCTTTGTCATTTTCTCTTGTCCTTTCGATATCTTACGATATTTGGCATCAACAATGCCTAAGTACTCCTACTATATAACCCAAGTACATTTATCGCGCTAGCGAAATCAACCAGAAAAGTTCGACTGGGTGAAAATAAGTCTTGGGAACTACTCACTGCGGGGCCTCAGGTGAGTACGGATCCCATGCTGGACCTATAGTAGACAAGCTCAGAGGAGTAGTTGTTGCAGCCCAGCCACTGCACTGGTCACTTCTTCAAACCCCAGAGACGTAAAGTAGCGTCTGTGACATGCAACCACCACACAAATGGTCCGATTGTCCAGATATTCAACGGTGGCATAGGAAGCTCCCTCTGTCAGGCAGTACCAACTTGAACCTTGTCTACGGTGCCGTTGAAGTCTCCGCCCGTAGCCACGCTTCCAACTCCTACGTAGATAAGGGTGGGGAAGAAACTATCCCAAGCTGCCGTTGGGTCAGTCGCCCAAGTGGCTATCTTCTCGTTGTTTTTGTACAGTACCGCGAATCTAGTGGACACCCTCGGCTGAAAACTTCCCGGTCCCTCTCGTAGAGAACGCTGGGCTACGCACAGTAGAGGTGATGAGGTTTGGACCCATGGTAGAACTGAAGTTCGTATCACTTCCATACACCAAAGGTAGGGGTACCCCTAGAGAACTCCACAAGGAAGGGGTCACCAAGTAGGACGCAGCTTCTAGAGTCAACCCCAAAGCCATGAGAGAGGTAGGGTCCGCTACAACGGTTGCAGATCCGCTACAGTCTACAGCTCCCAACTCGCCCATAAGTAGGTCTACCGCTACAGAGGCACCTCCAGCTGCCGTTGAGTCCAAAGCCCCGGCATAGAAAACGCTTCCAACGAGATCCCCACTTGCCGTTAGGGTACCTGTTAGCGAGTCCAGTAGTAGGGTCGGAATCGATACCTGGTCTGCCCCACCAACCATCGTTGAAGATACGTCGTAGAGAAGGGTAGCATCTCCTGTTTGGGTTGCACCTCCCCCAAAAACCGAATCCAACGTATAGAGTAGAGCTGCGTCTACTGCTTGCGTTGCCCCTCCAGCTAACGTTGCATCTGCATCTAGTAATGCCATGAGTCACTCTCCTATATGTTAGGTAGGCTACAAGAAGATCCCTGGGGTCACTTAGACTTCCTCTCTGTCAGTATCTTGTACTGATGCCTACGGTTACGTATTGTTGGCTTAGAGACCCCATAGAGCTTTGCGATGTCCCCATCGCTTAAGGTTACAGACAACTCTCGTAACCTCTCCTCGGTTAGACCACTTAATGGCAACAGGGATGGATTACGTTTCTCGATTCTTTGCCTAAAGCTAACACTTTGGATGTTGAATCGCTTCCTCTGTTGAGAGATAAGCACATCGGAGACCCCAAATTTTTGCCCGATTTCGGAGTCAGTTAGCAGCTCTACCTCATACAAGTTTCGTAACTCCCCCTCAGAGACTTTTGTAGAGCTGTAGACCTCCCTACGAAGGGGTCCTTTAGGTACTGAGATGAAAGGAACAACACACTCACCACCGTTCTTTCTAAGTACAAGAACGGGTTCTTCCTTCCTACGTCGACCAAATGAACCTAACAACATGCCCAGCGTCTGCTCATGAACAAACCCCACCGACTGGGCAACGTCTAACGAAGTTTGAACAAGAGGGATCAACTTCCCACTCAAGTAGGAGTCCGCCACGTTGAGTAGCATCACTCCACCATCCTTCAGATGGTTAAATGACTTGCTAAGAAGTACCCTCAGAAACCTGTCTACCCACAAGTCAAAGGTTGGGTACCTCACCCAACTCTGGGTTGGATTGTTCGAGTAACGTTCAACAGAAAAGTAAGGGGGACTCGTCAGTATCAGGTCTGCTTGAAGTGCCCCTAACTGAACCTCTTCAAATGGAAGGTTGTAGAAAGTAAGGTCTCCGGTAATACACTCCTTCAAAGCAGCAAAGGCATCCTCTGCATTGGGGTGAGGGTCTACTCCAACGTACTTGCGACCCGCTGCAATAGCACCAACAGCACGGCCCCCATACCCAGCACATGGGTCTAAAACAGTGCCCCCCTTGGGAGAGAACTCTTCCACCAACTTCTTTGCAACGGCAGGCCTAAAGTTTGACGGGCTTGCATTCAAGGCCTTGATGGCTCTGAATACATTAGCAGGGTAAACAGGGTCGCCCACCTTACGTTGGAATGCGATAGCCTTTGTTATTGCAATGGGGTCAAACCAAGCTTGTCGAACCGAAGGCTTACTCTCTCTGGTTGCTTCATACCTATACTGAAAGTACGCCTGACAGGTAGTTAACCCCACCCTACCCCCTCCATGAATAAGCCCATCCTCAATCTTGACCAAAGTCTTGGAACATAGGTTCTCGAAGTCACGACGAGCCTCTTCGGTAGATGGGGCTTTTGGGAGAGGGAGGCTGACTAGAGCATCCACTAACTCGACATCCGAAATACCAACCTGAACACGCTGTTTTACTTCTTCCCATGTGTCTTGTTTGGTCTCAGGGAGAGTCAGGTCGAATTTTTTCAGCGCACGTCGAACAGAGGTAGTGGAAGTTCCAGTGGACTGCACCATCCAATCCAGCCCACGACCTTTTCCAACCGAGTCGCGTAAGACTTCTTCCGTTAACAGGTCCCGTGGGGCTACCCCCCGAGAGCGAGGGACTAACTCTAACTTATACCCCATAGAGACTGGAATATGCTCGGCTACTAGGTCTAGAAACCTGAGCATACTAGCTCGGTCATGTAACCAAATAGCAGGGTCATCTTTTGAGTGAAGAACAGGGTCTAAACCAAACCCTCGCAACAAGGTTAACTCAATTTGCTGACTCTCCTCGTCGGGGGTTACAGCAAGTCGTATGTATCCATTGTTCGACTTGCAACCGTCATCCAAGTACCACACAGCTAATGAAAGAGCGGTAAACTCAGTCAAGTCTAACTTAGAGAAAACCTTGTACCCTGCTCCAGACGGGTAAACTTTCTTCCAATAGGGAAATAGCTCCCTGCACCCATGGGTACGTAGAATATGACCACGGTAAGTTTTTCCGTTTTTTGTGCTATTTCCGTCACGTACCGAACAGAGATGGGCCCCCCACACACTAGCTTTCCATTGAAGGTATTCATACTGCTTGTCTGAGTGAAACTCCGAGTACCCAGCAGTAACCGAACCTGTTGAGAGTAATCTACCGTCTCCAAAAATTGAACCCAGTAACACCTCTTTCTGAGTTGTTGTCAGCGGAGGTAGGTCAAGCCGATCCGACTTACTAATCGTAGGGATGGAGTACCTAATCCGAAGGCGATTAGCTTGACTCTGAGTCAACCCAAAACGTTGACCAATTTCCTTTGTTGTTAGCTTCTCTTCCAAGTACAGACGTCGCAATTCGGGCTCTGAGATCATTCCCTCATCGTACAGCCCATGAGTATGTCTGTCAAGAACTTTTAACTTCGGTCTCTTCCCTGTTGACCGAGTGACGCATTCCCCAAATGACAAAAGACCATCCTGGTTTCCCAGGATGGTCTTTTGAGGTGCCTATTTCTAGGCTGGGTTATCAGACTCGGGTGACAACCAAACGCGTGAGGCCGCGAGGGTTGAAGGCACCAATGCCGATATTTTCAAAGCAACTGAACCCAATTGTTCGGGCCTTCGCGTCATCCGCACTGAGAACCGTTAGTTCTGTACGAACGGGGAAACGTCCAAAGTTCTCTGGCTCGGCGCAGATGTACACGAAACCGGCTGGAACCAGGCGGCTTGTGATGATCTGGGCGCCCCAGAGGGTTGCCTGAAGACCAGTCTTAAGCAGGACTGCTTGAGACTCGATGTCCAGGATGTCGCGACCGAACTTACGGATGTCCGCGTAGTCGGTTGCGTTCATGTAGATACGAGCAACCCGAAGGTCGTGACGCTCTACCTCAGCGAACGCGTCAGCTAGGACGCTTGGGGAGATTGGAGCCACGACGTTGATGTCGGGGTTCGTCTGCCCTGCTAGAGTGTCGAAGCCCGAGACAGCAATGCTGTCTAGAACCGCGAACACACGCTCGTCCTCAGCTGCCTGGATCTGAGCCTTCGCAAGGTCTTGCGAGCGCTCAATGAGGTCGAAACGACGCTCCTTGATCTGGGTGAGAGGGATCTCTGGGTTCGAGGCAACCTCGAACAGAGGGAAGATCACTCTGCGTGGCTTCTGGATAGCAAGGATGTTCTCGCCTTCCTCGCCAACGACGTAGGCCGTAACGTCCGGGTCCTTGTCGTAGATTGGAAGTGCGCCGTCAGGAAGTTGCTCCACCAAGAAGGTCTTACGACCCACTGCGGTGTAGTCACGACGCGAGCGGAGGGGTTGAATCATCGAGGCAGCAAGCTTTGCGCGACCTGCCGCAGTCTTGATGTACTCGCTGATGATTTGCTGCTTAATTTCGTTGGAAACCATTGTTAGTGCCTTTATCCTTTCTTAGAGAGCTGTTGCGCTCAGACGCGCATGCTCAGCACGAGCAATGGGTTGGTTGCATCAGGAGCCGCCAAAACGACGCCCATGACGGTGGTGGTAGGCATTGTTGCGAACAACACGCCCGATTGAAGCTGCTCATACGAGTCGTCTGGCTGCTTCGTGAGAAGGCCGTTTGCCGACGCATAGAGCAAGTCACCAGCTGCGTATGTGAGAGGATCAGCTAGGGCGCCAGGGCCTAGTGCTTGCAGAATCATGGTCTCATAGAGAGTGACTCCGATAACCGTACCCGAACCGTGGACGTAGGGTCCACGACCAGAGGCAGGTCCTGGGGTGTTCTCGTAGGCATTACCCACGGCGTCGTTGATGAAGATACCAAGAGGCTTGATACCTGCCAAGAACGTTGGGCCTGCTGTAGTAGCGGGACCGCCCGTAAGGTTGTTACCAACTTGAGGTCGCGTAAACGCAACCGAACCACCTAGAACGCCGACCTTGGTAATACCGGCTAGGGTTGTAGACTTAACTGTAGCGCCCGTGTAGGTAACAGGGTTAGCCTGGGTGAATGCATCTGCTGCAAGGGCTCCAACGCTATTGCGTGTAACCACATGGAACAACTGAACTCGGCCAGACGTTTCCTTGAATCCACCCGAGCTTTGACCGCGCATCGACATATCGAACTCCTTGTTAGGCGGGGAAAAGCAGGGTTTTTCTACATTCGCATCTACATCTAAGCAGCCACTTAAGGCTGAGTCGGTCTTTTAGCTTTTCAGCTCTTGTTCATACCGAAGACTTCACGCACATCAGGCGAGCTGCCCCACAGGGAAGAAAGCTTACCAATGTCATTGGAGCTTGCACCTGGGTTCCCACCAATTGCGCTAACGCCACCAGTGGGACGAGTCCCTACGGTACGCGTTGAGGCTGTACGGACTGCGTGGGCTTGCTTCTGCTGCTGAGCCTGTTGCTGCTGCCCCTGGTCATCCTGGTCAGCTGCAAACAAGGTCTTAAGGACATCATCCTCTGGGCCTAGCTGAGCATCGGACATATCCATGGAGGGGGCATCCATCTCAATGTCTCCCTCGCCCATCATCATTGGAGGGGCTGAGGAGGTATCGAGTAGCATGTCATCAATCAGCTGGCTGTCTTGAGCCATTGGCTGCTGCTGACCTTGCATCTGCTGCACTGCAAACATCGCAGCTTGGACAGGGTCCATACCCTGCTGTTGAGCTTGCTGAACAAGCTGAGCAACTTGCTGCTGCTGAGCTTGCTGCTGCATCTGAGCCTGCTGTTGCTGCTGAGCAACTTGCTGCTGCTGAGCTTGCTGGCCCTGTTGTGCCTGCTGTCCAGCTTGAACTTGCTGAGCCTGCTGGCCTTGCTGCAACATCTGAGCAACCTGCTGTTGCTGAGCCTGCTGGCCTTGCTGAGCCTGCTGCCCACCCTGCTGCTGTAGCTGGGCTTGTAGCTGTTGGAGTTGAGCTTGTAGCTGTTGAACCTGAGCCTGCATCTGCTGCTGTTGGGCTTGCTTCTGCTGACCTTGGTCTTGGCCCTTCTCTTCGTCGTCCTTCTTCTTGAACTGAGGAGGAACTTCACCGGCTTGCTTCGCCTGCTGCTCCTCTTGCTCTTGCTCTTGCTCTTCACCTTGAGCAGCTAGACGAGAGTAGGTCGACATGACCTCACTGTCTGGGAGGTGCATGAGAGATAGAGACTGGTCCTCAATCTCCGACTCAGAGGCAGTCTTTGGGAGAATGCTGCGCGAAATTGCAACGCAAAGAGCTGCCTTCTTTGTAAGGAACTCAACACTTGCAGTCTTCTCAGAGTGGTTGAAGGTGTCTTTGCGCATTTCAGGTAGTCCAATCTCGTTACGAGAGACTTGGCCCCCGCTATACTCAGCTTCCCATGTCCCCTTCGAGACATCTTCGCCAAATTCAGAAGGTCCACCAATGCCATAGGCATCATGGGCAGGTTGCTGCTTAACGTGATCCTGATTCATCAGGTAGGGGTCAGCAGTTCGTGCCATACCCGCTTGCTTGACAATTTCGTTACGGTTCCAAGTAGAGCGTTCGCGAGTCATTGGTGGATCCTTTCCTTAGTAGACTCATATAAGAACTTATTCAAAGTCCGAGAGTCCTAGTGAAAACAAGTTACCCTTCTCGATGAGTTGGACCTTTTCCGTTTCTAAGAGGGTCCGACCGAGCACTTGACGACAAGCCGCCAAGTAGGTATTTACATCTGAATACTTACGAATACCCCCTACAGCGATAACTGTAGAGTAGATTCTACCACCTCCGGACAAGTTAGACTTCCTTGTTGACCGATCAACAATGTGAGCGACTGCAAGGAAGTCTCGTCCCTTAAATCGATTAGCTTCTACGACAGCTTCCCATCCCCCACGATCATAGAGGATCCAACCTGCCAAAATCACTTTTGCCTTTGAGGCTGGAATCGAAGCTAGAATAGTCTTTGCCCTTCGTTGCCACTTAGGGTATCGAAGAGCTGACTTGATGATTGACTCGTTGGAAGAATTCTCGTCAAGGACCTGACGGACATTGGACGACTCTTCCTTATTGAGGTCGTCTCGGACCCGCCTCTCGACCTTCTTCTTAAGAGTGTTGTAGAGTTCGTCTTCAACCTTCTTAAGGGGGTCAACATCCTCTACAGGAGCAGGAGGGGTAGGCTCCTCCCCTTGCTGTGCTGCGGAGAACACCTGTACGCCGTAGTTACTTGGGCGCCAACCCTGAACGGTCTGCTGTCTTGCAGACAAGGTAGCAGCGGCTTGAAGGTCCTTTGAGTATGGAGTAGTCGCGTGGAGCTTACCAATCGAGGGGCCCTCGTACTGAGAGACAAGATGGTCAGCATTGACCGCTTTTGCCCCAACCCCAATAGGGGCTAACTTAGCCGCTCTCTGAAGGGAGCCTGGGTCTGCCGTCCTAGCTGGCTGAGAGAAGGCAACTTGAATTCGCTTACCAAGCACTCCCGCCATCGCATTAGCTGGGTCTAGAATATTCCTTAGTACAGCTCCAGTGAATGCTGGAGTACCTACCCAAGAGCCCTCAATGAACTTTACCGTCCCAGGGTCAGAGTGGTGCCCACATAGCTCTGCGATCTTACGACGCTTACCACTGGCATCAATAAACCAGTTACCCTTTTCGTACTTGATGTGGCGGCAAATCTGAAGCTCGTCCTCAGCAATGTTGCCACACTTCGTACACTGGGTGTAGGTGACCTGACAACCCATCGATAGGGTACTGAGCTTCTGGCTACTAATCGCCTCTATCAGGGACTTGTGCTTCAGGTCAGTAGCTACCAGGATGTCAATGTAGATAGAGTCTCCAATGTCTCTAGCCGCTGCATCGATGATCTTCCCCTTACTCAGCTCGGGGATTTGGACGTGCTCCATGTAGTTTTCGGCACCAATGAACGTTTTATACGTCGCTAGCAGCAACTTACGTTCAAAAGCATCGCAATTATGGACCGCAACCCCGTTAGCTACGTAAGAGTGGTCGATATCTGTCTCGAAATTGTAGACAAACCCATCGTAGTTCCGCTTAGTAACAGAGCGGATTGGAAAAGTTGTCCGTTCGGATTCAACCCTATTTGACAACCCCCACTTTCGAAGGTTGGAGGTAGCTCTACTAAACAAGGGACCCAAAAAAGACCCACCCATAAGCTTAGAGGCGAAGTAAGCTCCAATTTGAAGCTTGTACGCAGTGCAAGTTTTGGTAGGATCACTTACAATTTGAATCCCTCCATTAGCTACCTTAACTCGCTTCCGCCCACAAGTTATGCTCACTCCCCGAGTAGCAAATACCCCAAGACGCCCAAGAATCAAATGCATCTGGGAGATTAAGTCAGGTGACGCAGAGACAGCAGTTACCCAACCCCCAGCTGTACCTTCTACACAACCATCCCCCTCAATCCAAGCTTGAACCAACTCTCTTTGAAGAGCCAGTGGCCAATGGAGGACTTTTTCATTTACTTTTTTGGTTTTGGAGTACGACGTTGCATACTCTTGAATGAATTGCACCAGCTCTAGCGACTGATGACTAGTAACTGAAATTCCGTTTTCAGACACCCTCTGAATATTGGACCCTACTCCAAACTCAGACATGAGAAGCTTCTGAATCTCGGCAGCCAGAGTTCCAGTTTCATCTAAGTTCAATGCGAAGACAGCAGCTACAGGGATATTGCCTTTATCGTTGACCCCAAGGTTATCCAAAAATAGTTGAGATACCTGGCCAGTAACTTTACCGTTAGTCTTACGGGTTGGCTTCAACCTAGAAAAGAAGCCCTCAGCTAAGTAGTACCCTAGAAGGCGAGCTTTCCCAGGAGTGACCTCCGTTTGCTCCTCCCCTTTGAGACGAGGCAACGACAAGAAGTCGCCCTTCTCCAAAAACCCAGCAGATACCCAATTGTAAGGAAGTGGTGCTTGGTTTCTCTTTTGGCCGTGACCTTGAGAAAACTGTTTGAATCTATGAACGGCCGCCTTATAGTGACGACGTTTTAGAGGGGTGCCGCACCCACAAGCACATACTGTAGCTGGCACCTTGGCGAAAATTGGATGTTCTGGGGTAACCTCAAGTGTCCGCTGATCCCCAAGTCGCTTGATTACAGTAAGAGTTCCACTGTAAGGCCTCTTGAAGGTTTCTGTCACCACCCTACACATTCCTGTGTGAGTGATAACTTGGTCTCCAATACAGATCTGCTCAATAGGCTTTTCAGTCCCATCTGACATTAGGACCATTGTCCCTGGGACAAAACAGTTGTTATTGATGTACTTCTGAGTCTCAACCGTAATGTAGTGGTCTGGGAACTTCCGTTCGATTTGGACTCCATCAAACATCTGAGCCCCCGTAGGGAGGCCAGAGTTCTCCGTATCTACGGACGCTACAATGGAGCAGTGTGAGAGCAGGTACTGTGCGGGGTCATACTTCTGTAGTACTACATGCGCAGCTGTACGGTCCTCAAAGCTAGAGCCTAGTAAGGCAGCCTGACGGATCTCACTCCAGATCTCCTGATTGATAGCTGGTTGTACGATAGCCGCATTCGCGTACTTTAGGAAGGCCATTTAGAATGCATCCCCTTTGAACATTGGGATAGGGGCTAGGGTCACTACCTCTTTGGGGGTAGCTGGCACTGGGGGCCCCGTCACCTTAGCTACATCCCCAAACCAAGAGTGAGGCTCACCCTTAGGGCCAAGGATAGAGGTTGGGTCGATGAGGTAAAGGCACTTGGGACAGGCAAAAATCTTGTGCTTAGACCCCTCCTGCATCTTGTAGGTAGCTTGTCGCATCCTTGATCCACACTTAGGGCAAGCGGGCTTACCTAGTTTGATGTCTTCGCCCGTAGCTCGGTATTGGCGATTCTGAGCAACCCAGTAAGCTCCCTGCTTACTGCGGAGAGCTTGCTTTACAGCTTGCTGGATACGAAGCTCTCCTGAGTTTGAAGCGAACAAGTAGAACTTGGACACCTCAGACCTAAGTAGGTCATCATTGATGTTGGGAGCATGGCTACGATAGAGGTCATCGTAAGCTACAACCTCACTAGCTCCCTTGTGCCAGTACTGAGCCAGCTTCACATAGAGCATGGGTGGGAACTTGGTGTGCTGCCAAAGAGGAGTAGAAGCCTTGCGGAGCTTTGCATCCTCCTCCCTAGCTTTCTCAATCTCAACCGTGTTGTAGCTCTGATCTAGGGTAGGAGGTAGGTACCGTAGGAATAGTGGATTGACCTTGACTACATCATCCGAGAAGACTCTCTCGTTCCCAAAGGGCCACTGAACGTCCAAACAACCCGTCCCACGAAAGACAGCCGTAACCTTACCTACGTAAGGAGATAGCTGCCCATTATGGGCATTGATCTTTTGAACAGCGTCCCCTTGGGCGAAGTCTTTGACGAGTTGCCAGTAGTCAATAGCCATTTTGGTACAACCCTTGGATCTAGTGACCGAGTTTGAATTAGGTAAGAGGGCGACCAACAGAGGACTTACCACTCACAACTGCTTGAGTCTGGTCATCCTCATAGAGGCTCATGTACTTCTCGTCCCTATCCGACTGATGAACAGCGGAGGGGGCATTGTAAGTACCCATGTACTTCTCGTCCTTGTCCTGCTGAAGCACCTTTGCTTGCTTGAGCACTTCAACTTGACGAGTCACAAGAGACTCCTCCCCAAACGAGGCCTTCTCAATCTCGTCTGCGGTCTTGTCGAGGTCGTTGACTAACTCCTTCGCGACGTCGAAGCCCATCCCCCACTTTGCATGGTTTTCTTGGATGGCAGCCGCAACGCGGTCAAGACGAGCTAGAATGGTGTTGGCATCCGACTTGGCAAACTTAATCATGGTCCTAGTTCCTTTAGTTGAGGTTGAAGCCTCGCGAATTGTACCCAGCGGTTGATCCGTTGAGTTAGCTAACTTAGCCAAGAGTTGGTTGTACAGGTTCGCTGTAATAGCTCCACTGTACCTACCGTCACTGACCTCACGGATTGCAAGATCAAGTGCAGCCCGAAACCTGGTGTCTGGTACCATCCCCTCAATCGAAGAGGAAAGTACGGGTGACCTTAACCAAGACCTAGCCGCACTCAAAATAAGCGCAGAGTCCTCAGGGGCTAAGTCTCGTTGATGAGCTTGCTGCCACTCTGAGTATGGGGTTTGAGGACTAGGCTCTACTCCATGGTAGAGTGCAGTGCGATTGGATGAAGTCATCTGCCATTTTGAAGACTGATAAGAAGAATAGATACTAGCGACAACTTTCTCTGTACTCTCCTGCTCACCCTCCAGAGCGCTCTGAATTCCATCATGATCCAGCTTAGGCACTTCTTTTGCCACAGCAGCAAGTACCAAGTTACTAAGCACTTCTTCTGGATCTGGACTCTCAGTGGAGGCTAGGTGCTCCATGAGGTGCTTCACCCCATGCCCGATGTGACCTACCTCCTCTAGTATGTGGAGGTGCCCAAAGAGGTTGGCTACCGCCTTCATAGCCACATGCTTTACCATCCCCTTACCTACAGCTCCTGCGATAGCAAGTGGACCTGAAGCTGTAAGTGCCGCAGCTGCAACACTGATTGCCATGTGCGTAGCTACGGTCTTAAATGCCTTTTTCTGGTGAGAGGTCATTTTGCCCCCACGCAGTACAGAGGCGATCCCTTGCCCAGCTTCTTTGAACTCTTTTACCTCGTGTTTTGCTGTGTCAAGTGCTCGCTTAGCAATCTTCTCCGGGGCTTTGAGTAGTGCCGCATGGGCATCCATGAGAGTCTTACGACGGAAGCTATCATCCTCAATGAATTGCTTCACTGCCTTAGGTGAGGCTTGGAGGGTGGCCTTTGCCTTTGCACTCAAGCTCTTAGCTCGTTCCTTCCAGCTTTGCTTTGGCTCGCCATGCTCATCATCCGAGTGCTCCGAGTCCCCATGAGTATCTTCATGTGGAGTGTGCTTAGCTCTTGCAGAGTCCAACTCCTGTTGGATTGCCTTTTGGTCATGCTCAGCTGGTGGGCGGACCTTCTCATACCCAATTGGTTTCCTGGGTGGCTCTGGTTTGAGTGGAGGTTGGGGAGGTTCTTTCTCGAACGGCTTTGCAGACTCTCTGTAGTCAAGGTCTGACTCGAAGTCTGCTTTGTCGGACTCCCACCGCTTCAGCTCTTGCTCGTACTTGGCGTAAGCTTTTTCAAACTTAGGTAGGTCGTGCTTGGTGTACTCCGCATCGGCCTTCTCGTAGTCATCCGCATCCGACTCCAAAAGCGCCTCAGTAAGCTCCGCCTTCTTTTCTGGAGGCATGCCGCTAAGGGACTCACGAGCCCTAACCCGAAAAACGGTAGCAGGGTCCACAAGGGCAACCCTTGCAGCTAAGGGGTAATCTCTCCCAGCCTCTCGAATCATCTTTGTTGCGGCTTGCAGCTTATCTTTGATGACCTTAGGTGGATCGTAACCAGAGATAGGGTTCTTTGCTTGGTCCCCTAGAAACTTATCCGAAGCTGCTCGGTAATCCTCTCCTTGTAGATGCGCCACCGCAGCCATCTGAGTGTAGGGGTCTAGATGGTCCATGGCGGAGATGAAGTCTTTGCGCTCCTGGTCCCCAAGAAGTTTTCTCTTTGCCTTATCGATGAACGACCCAAACCGATCGTCCTTTTCAGGCAAGCCTGAGAACCCTGTAGCCGCTTGCGTAAATGCTGTTTGCGCAGCCTGTCTAGCCACCTCCATCTGCTTTTCAGGGGGCATTGAGGCCGTAGTTAGAGTGAAGTATGCCAACTTACCTGCCAGGTACGAAGGCACTCCACTTGAGGTCATCATCTTGGTAACTCGAACCTGGGAAGCTAAGCTGGCTGCCATGACAGCCATACGATGCTGCTGTACAGCCTCAGCCTGAGAGTCTTCTTCAGATTCCTCAGGTCCCCCCTCAGTCTTTTTCTTCTTCGATGAACCAAAGTCGTCAGGTAAGGTTTGAACATCCTCTGGCTTAGAGACGTACCCGCCCCTTGCGTTTTGAATCTCAGACTTCAAACTACCGTAAACCGGCAAGGATTGGAACTTTGAGTAACTTGCCAGTAAGGTCTTTAGGTCGGCTGGATGCAGTAAGGATAGAGTGCTCCGTACACTTGGAGGCAACCCTGACTCCCGCAAAGCATCCATGGCCTCCAACTCTTCCTGCCTCGTTGGAGGTGGTCGTTTTGGAGGTGGGTAACTCCTAGCATCTGTCGGAGGGAACTTTGGAGCCTGAGGTTTTTTCGGCTCTGGGAATGGATCGGGCTCCGCTCCGTCAGAGGGTGCCTCTGGTGGGGTTTCTGGGGCCTCTGTTGGAGTCTCTGGTGTCTCCTGAGGCTTACCAGCCTCAGGAGGGGTAGGGGCCTTTTCTGGCTCTACACTCTCACCTGATTCATCCCAACGGGGATCCTTACCCTCAGGGGCCTTCTCTGCTGGCTTAAGGCCCTTCTCTTTTGGAGCTTTCGACTTTACCTTGGGGGGACTTACCTTGGGGGCACTTAAAGCCTTGACTAGGTCTCCAACGGTCTTCAGCCCCTCCGGGATCTTAACGTTTTTCAGTACAGCAGACGCAGCAACTAACGGGTTGGCCGCTGCCAAACCACCCAAGTCAGATTTTGGATTGATCAGGTCCTTAAGCATACCCTGAAGCTTAGGGTTATCCTTCGCTAGGTCTCGAAGGGCCTCTCCTTGGCTTGCAAGCTCTTGCTCAGGATCTTTCTGTGACTCCTCATCCTCTAGCTTCTCGTACTTACTAGCATCCTCCCCTTTGAGTGTCTCTTCCGAGACATTCACCACATGACCAGTCTCCTTGTTGCGTACAGAGACTAACTCATCTCTTGACAAGAGGAACCTAGCCGCCACTCTCGCCGCACCACCTACAGTCTTGTAGTTAAGGGATCGATCTTGGTCCCGCTTTATGTCGGGATCTCCATCGATGTCAGGATCGCGTTCCGTACGCATATCCTCCCGACGCTTATCTCTACGTGGGGGCTTTACCTTAGGCGTAAGGCGAACAAGACGCTCTGCTTCTTCGTTCTCCAGCTCTACATGGGTCTTAGTGCCAAAGATTCGCATGGTCGCCTTACCTAAGTAACAAACCAAGTATTAGAACCTACCCTCAGCTTCAGCAGGAGCCTCTGGGGTTACTTCCAACTTGAGGTATGCCGCAATCTTGGCCATAACGTCAGTCTTCTCTGCAATACCCCTACCAACCTCACCGTAGATTCCTCGAATGACCTCATTGAAGAGGGCATCGTTGACCGTGAACATGTCACGCTCAATCTTTTCCTTGGTGTCTACTGGGTCAATGTTGAACAGCTCCAGAATGACATCGATGGACAAGCTCCCCTTCTGGTACAGGTTAAGAAGAGCATCAAAGGTATCCTGGCTATCGCGTAGCGCTAGGCGAGTAAAGGATAGCCGAGGATACAGTACTACCTCTTCCTCCCCCCACTCATCAAGTTCAACGAACCCCTTACGTCTAGCAACTGGCTTGAATAGGTTCTCCTCTACGTACTCTTGAATGACCTCTCGGAAGAGGACATACTTCGTGTTGAGCACTTCCAGCTTTACACGGTCTCCAGAGAAGGTGCTTTCGCCAGTTAGGATACTTTCCGTGACTCCTAGTCCGGCATACAAGTGCTTATCGGTGATCTCGTACTCACCCGACAGGTCTAGGAGTCGATCTCTCGCCCCTATCTCCTCCCAATGCACTTCGTAGTTGGTGACAATCGAGTAGTCTGGGTCTACAAGCGCTAGGTCTACTTGCTCTCGAAGGTCTTCAGTGTCTCCCTCAGAAAGGTTCTCGCCCCACACGAGCCGCTTCGGTGTCATAGCCCTAGATGCGATTTGAGTCTGGGCTTGTCGAAGCTTCTCCCTGTACATCAGGTCACGGAGGCAACGATTTAGGATGCTCGCCCCCAACTCCTCCCCCGAACCTGCCCGAGACTTCAGGTGGTAACAAAACGAACCCTCATCAGGGTCTGTACCCAGGGGGATGAGTTTGCCGGTCTCGATGTAGTCCCTAACCTCAGGTGGAATCTCCTCCACCATGCTCATAGCCTCCTCATCCCCAGCACTCGCCTGAGTAATAAGGGCCCTATCTCTATCGGATGGGATCAGACTCAACTTGACCTTATCCGTGTAAGTCATGGACCGAACCGCAACCTGATCGATTGGGAGAATGATGATCTTGTCCCAACCCTTGTAGTGTCGCTGGTAGTAGGCTAACTCCCTGTCCTCCCTATCCTCATAGTCTACCGATTCCTCGGTAACTACCTCTTTGGTTGTGCCGTCATCCGCTAGGACTGCGCTTGCCTGCTTTACCGTAGTCTGCCCCACCTCAGCTGGAACCTCTACGGTACCATCCTCTGCAAAGATAAAGACATTCCCATCGAGGTGGTAGTGGTGAGTAGCCGTAATCAACCGCTGAAATAGCTTGACCCGCTTTACCATCCTATTGAAAAACGCTAGAATGTAGTTTGCGTAGTCCTCTGGACTCTTAAATCGACTTGGACAGGTCCTAGGAGTGGGCTTCGCAAGACGAATCTTGGAGAGGGGAAGATCCGTGTGTAGATCAATGGCCTGACCTACAATAGGGTCAGAGTCATAGAAATGACGGAAAAGTTCGCGTCGTTCGCGTATACTCTGAGGAAGCTCAAGGAAGTCAGTCGATAGCTGGGGACTAAAGAAAGAGGATTGACTTGAGACTGAGGTGTTCATCCCACCTCCCCCAAAACTGCTACCCAACTTGGTAAGCTTTCTTGCAGCCCGTTCCTTGTCAGTAAGGTTCGACATCTTACTACTCTGCGATACGTAAGGGCTGTACACCTTACGAGACGGGCTAACGGCTATAGTCGTGGACTTAAAGCTAGGAGTGTTGGTGAACGTGGACATTAGGTAGCATCTCCATACAACTCATCTAAGTCGTCAACTACAGTAGGTAAGGACAATACCTGTTGAAGGATTGGGTCCTTCCCTGCACTCTTAGGGGCAGCTTTAGCTTTTTGAGGGGCTGGTCGGTCTTGTGGGTGTAGACCTTGGGCGACTTCATCGCGTTTCAATGTTCGGTCGAATGCCCCTAACCTACGAGTTGCATGCAGCACCATACCCGTGAATCTTTGCCCAGCAGAAGCAATCGCAAGATGTACCCTAGCCGTCTCCATAGGGTCATGTGCGGTCTTACTTCTGGTAGTGGTTGCAACCTCACGTAGCTCCAACTTAGCCTTCCGTTGGAGAAGCTCGTACAATCCACGCAACTGCTCAATGGAGGTAACCAAACTACCTCGTAGTCGAGTTGACTCTACGCACAACTCAGCAGCTGTCATTCTGTCTATGGTTTTCATTTGCCTACATTGATGTCTGAATGCCCAAAAAGAGCTGGTTGCTAGCTTTGGGGGTCTGAGCCACAAACCCAGTAAAGAATGCAGGGGCCAGAGGACTACCCGACAGAGTCAGTTCGTTCTCTTTGGTCCACAACCCTCTTTTCGACAAGTAGAGGATGTCTTGCACCTGGTAGGTCAGAGGAACTAGAGGGCCCCCACCTATGCGAGACGCGTAGGTGTATCGCTCGTAGCTACTTGTCGAAATTAGACAACCTCCTGAGAACATTGTAGCATACTTGTACACAGGCTGCTGTCTTGTGACCGCTGTAAACCTGTCCCCAACCTCATCCGAACCGTGAATGAGAAAGCCCCCATAGAGGCCCTCGGAGTAAGTAACTACCCGCTCATCTGAGGTTGAGGCTACCCATTGAACTCCTTGACCTCCTGGCCAACCTCCAGCAACCATAGCAGGGGAAACAGCGACAGTCTGAGTGTCGCCCTTAAAGAATACTATGCAGTCTCGGAATCGGAGGATTTCAGGCATTGGCTTAACAGTTAGATGCTGGTCTGAACCGTAATGTAGTAGTTGTTATCCGCAGACGGTGCTTGGACAACTGAAGCTAGATAGTAGCCGTTTGCTCCTCTAGGGTCCGCAGTGAGAGTCCACTCGTCCTGTTTGGTCAACCAGCCCCGTAGAGAAAGTACAAGACGTTCACCGACTACGTAGGTCAGAGGAACTAGAGGGCCCCCACCTATGCGAGACGCATAGGTGTATCGTTCGAAGGTTCTCGTGGCAAGGAGCCAACCACCCGCACAAAAGGTACCAAATCCGTATTGAGGCTGAGTTCCAGTGAGAGAGGCAAACCGGTCGGAACTCTCGTCTGACCCCCAGAGAAGAATTCCTCCGTATAGGCCATCTGAGTAGGTCACCATGAACTCATCCCTAGGAGAGTCCACCCACTTAACACCTTGACCTCCCTGCCACCCTCCAGCCCGCATCGCAGGAGAGATGGCTACTGGGTAGGCATCCCCTTTGAAGATGGTGTAGCAGTCACGCTCTCGTGGAAAGGACAGTGGGCCAATCATATGCTCACCTGAACCCCTAAGTAATACTCAGTCGCTGCCGTAGGGGGTTGAGATACGAAAGCTATGTAGTACGTGTTTGGGGCACGAGGGTCACCTGAAAGGGCCCACTCGTCTTCCTTCGTCAGCCATCCTCGCAGACTGAAGACTAGTCGATCACTTGCGGAATACACAATTGGAACAAGCGGACCACCTCCAATACGAGAAGCGTAAGTGTACTTCTCGTAGGTACGAGTCGTAATCAACCACCCCCCAGCACCACAGGTTGCAAATCTGTAGTGGGGCTGGTTGCCAGACATACCCGTGTGTTTGTCCCCTAGCTCATCACTACCCCAAAGAAGGAACCCTGCGTAGAGACCATCCGAGTAGGTTACCACGAAGTTGTCTCGGGTAGGAGTTGACCACTGAACTCCCTGGCCTCCCTGCCACCCTCCAGTGGCTAATGCAGCTGAAATGGCTACCGGGTAACTATCCCCCTTAACCAAAACAATGCAGTCTCGTGTGCGAGGCAAATCCATCTCAGGTACGCTCCATGTCCTGCTTACGCTCAGGTAGTTGCGTCCAGGTACTTACGATGGTCTTCAATAGTTCAGTGTGAACAGGGTCCCCACTCAACACCTTCTCCCAACTGCCCTGGCACCTACGAAAGACAGAACGCAGGTTGTTGAAGTCAGCCTCGTCAATGACCAAGTCTGAGGATGCCATGTGGTCGACAAGCTGCCGTATGATCCTATTCGCGAAAAGCAAAGGCGGGTCAGGCTGGCAATCCATAGCAGACTTCGTTAGCTTTTCCACGACAGTACCGTCCTTTAGGTAGGCCTCTTCGATAGAGGAGACTAGATACTGTTTTCGTAGAGTAGCCGACTCATGCCCTACAATCTCGGCTGTACCCTCCAAGGCCTCCTGAAACTCGTCTTTGAGTTTCTTCTCCCGAGCCTTCTTGTCCTCAGGTAGCTTGCCGCCCTTACCTCGCAAGACCTTAAGTCGTTCTTGCATCTCACGATTCGCGTGAAATCCACGTAAATCCTTCGCAGTGATCTTAAATGCCTCAAGGTAGGAGTTCACGTCTCTAGATGATACCTTAGCTCCATCTGCATCAAAGATACCCAACTTTGCAGACTCTACTGACTCCCACGCAGCCTTCAATGCTTTGAGAATGGAAGCATCCGTGACCTTCTTCTCGTGCTTCACTCCAGACTTCCCTACATACTTGATTGTAGCGGAGCCTTTACCAAACGTAACATGCTGCTTTTGCCAACCTGTTACCCCATAGTGCCCATTTTCCGCAGACCCGTCATTTCCTACTCGCTCGTAGGTGTGGTCGATTAGGGCAACTGCGAGAGCGGTAAGCTTCTTCTTAGGGTCCTCACTCTTGAGGTCCTCCTTGACCTGCGTTCGCAACTTACTGATATGGTTGCGTAGCTTTTCAACCCGCTCAGCCTTCTGGCGATTGCGAGAAGCGACTTGACGCTCACTGTACAAGTAGACGGTATTCCCCTTCTCAGAGATTAGCTTCTCTTTGTACTTGGCTACAACTGCCCGAACTACTGGATCCATTGTATAGCTTTCCGTACAGGGACATTATCGCCGACGTAACCCTCGCACGTTACGATCTAGCAACACCCCATGGTTACGGGCCCTGCGTACTTGGTACCCTTGTAATGACGACCCACGAGCGAGGCTACTACTTCCCTCAGGTCGAGCCGTAGACTTTTGGTTGGAGACTTGCTCTAACGAGAGCCACACGGCACGTACCAACGCATCTGAAACGTCATCGTGCGCCCCAAGGATCTTGGGGGCCTCCACTAGGATCTGGTTCTTAGCCATCTGAGTGGCTTGCAGACTCAACAGCTCTTCAATCAGGGGGCTGTGCTTAGCCTTCCCATCCGCTGTTATCGGCCAATCGTACAGGACAATACGATGATCGAACAACATGAGCTTCATGGCCTGAAACATTCGACTTCGGTCGTCTCGGGTGAAGAACTCACTCTTGAATTGCTTGAGCCCCTTTTTGTGCAGCGCTTGCTCTAAGGGTAGCCCGTTCCACCTATCGAAGATCCCAGACGTCAGGTAGAATTTCTTGGATAACGTGACGATCCAATTAGCAATCTCATCAAAGTCCAACCGCTCTACCGTCTCTAGCATCTTGGCGTAGTCTACTAGAGGGGCAGTGAGGTGAGGGTTCGATTCCTTCCACGACACTCCTGCGTACCACGCCTCGTGGTAGTCTAGAATGACGTTTTGACCCTCGCAGTGAGTAATGGCTACAGTCGTCCCGTCCCCTACCATACCCACGTCAAGACCCATCTGATGCGGGTAGCGGACCGGCCCGTAAGACCTTGGGCGTAGGTCTGAGCGTATACAGGACGTAAGATCCTGCTCACGCTCGATCCAACCTCGTACACGGTCAGAGAATAGAGCCCCATGCTCTGTCATGAAAACCGTAGGGTCCTCATGGTACTTTGCCCTATAGTAGCTCGTAGGTACGGTAGGGTTCACCTCCCAAGTCGGAGCTTGAATGACAAGCATGTTCTCCGAACCTTCCCCTCGACTCATGCCAAGGTGAAACAGCTCGTAGAACTTACCTGCCTTATTCAAGGGGGAGGAGATACCGATGATCCTAGCCTCAGATTCGGTCTCTGAACCATTGATCGGCAACCCAGTGTTCAAGTCCTTCTGAGAGAAGGCAGCTGCGGAGGGAGTGATTGCGTCGTAGATGTCCTTCGCAGAGCTAGACCCATTAGCCTGGAAGTGAGCCATCTCGTCTAGGATGATGACTACGTTACCAGCTCCACGAAGGCCCTTTGAGATACTAGCTTTGAAGGTTACGCGGATTGAAGCCTTGCCGTTGAAGGACGTAAACTTGCCGTCTGTCGTCCTGTTGGTTGGTCCGTACTTTTCTATGTCACTAGGGGTTCTCAACTGAACGTAGGATAGCGTGTTGTTGGCAATGTACGGCTTGAAGAACTCGCACTTAGCCATGTGCGCGGTCACGTCATTGAACAACAGCCCTGCTTGGTCCTTGTCGGTAGCAACGCTAATGATTTGTATGCGGTTTCCGTTCGGGAGTCCGTAGTACTCCTGCGGATCATGTAGAGAAAGGAGACGGTACAGCTCGTAACTAGCGAAAATTGCTGAGAGAGTCGTATTGTGGTTGACCATCCCATTGGCGACAAACGCCTCCCCGTCTGGCACGGTCAAGTCGTAAACCTGAGCTTCCCCCTCCTCTATCGAGACAATTGGGTCGTAAAAGTAATTGAGCCGCAGCAACTCTTCGAAGTGGTCTACAACTGGACCCTCAGCGCCTAAGTTCCTCGCTACAACAAGAGCCTTACGTAATCTGGGGTAACTAAGGTCCTCAGAGGACCCTGGTTTGATGGCATTACCTAACTCTTGACGTAGAAGGCTTCGCCCCCACCCAGGTTTGCCAGCAGAAGCATTCCGCTTAGGGATAAGGCCTAGTAGTGACTGTAACCAATCAAATTGGTTGGGTATAGCTTCGGTGTCTGACTTGTTGTCAGCCCTTACCTTTTGCTGAGCTACCTTCTCTAGTAGGGGTCCTTGTTTTCTGTCAGAGTCAAACCCGATCTGCTCGCAGAAAATTGCCCGAGACTCCGCCCCCCTTATTGAAAGGATGGCGTAGTGCTTTTTGTACTTAGCGTTCCACTTCGATCCAATATGCGTAACCACCCCTAAATTCAACAACAACAGTTGGACTTCACGGGCGAGTTCAAAGCTAGACGAAGAAAGAGTAATAATCCGACCAGAGTCTTCCGAACATCCATCCGTCTCAAATAGCCCACGAAGGAAAGCACAAACAACGGACTTAGGGGATCTTCGAATAGAGAATGGGACTCGTTTCTTGTCTCGTTCTACGTCGAGGTTAAATCCAAGGTCATGCAAGACACCTCTAACTTCTCTAGCTGGTCCGTTAACCCCTACGCCCACACCATCAAACCTCCAACGCCAGCCATTTTCAGATCCTATTGCTGGGTAGCAACGTCCAGGGTGCCCTAAAACTTTTGATGCGATTTGAGCAAATCTACGAACCTGAGCTTCCAAACCGGTAAGCTCTAAGTACGAAGCCTGCCCCCAAGTACCATCTCCTACCAAGTACCCTAGAAATAATCCAAAGTCCTCGTCAACTACGTCTGGGAGAGTCCACGACTTAGCCTTAGGTACCGGAAACATAGCAGTCGGCCAAAGATCCGTTTGTCTATTGACCGCTACATAGTCCCCTACTTGGACATCTCCCATGCACTTCCAATCAACAACTCCATCTTTACTCAGCACCATTACTCTATGGTTGGGGGTGCTTTCGTCCTCAATACCACAGCGTAGCTTAATCTTACGGGTTTGACTTACTCCGTTATTGTAGAAGTGCGAGGATTGCGCTTGACGTCCACCAGCTTGTGCGACCGTGATAGCAAGAGGTTGCCACTCAGGCCCATTAACATCCCCTAACTCTGAAAGCTCTAGGAGACCATTTGACGTAATCACTAACGATTTAGGGGACTTGCATTTCCCGGCTCTTCTACCTATCGGAAGTGTAAGTTGCCTCCGCATGTGGTCCTGCTCTTTGATGTTGCAGCGACCCTCGTTGAATAGGTAGTGGAGGTACTCCTTCTCCGTGAAGGTGTAGAGTATCTTGCTGTTGAACATGTCTGAGACCCGAATCTGACGATTCACGTTCTCAGGTAAGACCTCATCTAGGGGTAGGTTGTAGTAGAGCTTGACGATGAACCGTTGTACTGGGTACAACGTCATATTGAGCCCCCAAGGGGCTTCAATGTAGGTCAGAATGTCGAAAATACGAATCTCACGACCACTTTTGGTGGTCGTGAGAAGCCCCGCTTTGCTGTTCTTATCTGTTGACTTTGATCTGTGCCCAGCACTACGGATGAGGTTGGCAATCCCAACCTGTTTCTTATCTTGAGCCATAGATCACTTGAGTGCGCCCGTTGCCCGCTCTTCCCAACCTTCCATTGCCGTGGAGAATCGATTGAAGAACAAGTCCAACATCTCAGGAGGCATAGTCTCTTGAGCAATCTCCCTGAGGGCCTCAACCCATTGCTGGAAGACCTTCTGCATACGTTCGCTAGATAGGTTGATAGACTCGTTGTCTAGCTCCTTGATCTTAAGCTCAATGTCTGCGATCTTCTTCAGGGCTTCAATTCGACGTGTCGAAACTTGGCCAGTATCCCTACCGTGCTTCTCGGTCTCAATTCGCTCGAAGTGGAGGCTAGCTGCCTCCTTCGCGACTTCCTTCTTGATGAGGTAGAGGATGTTGAGTGGGCCGTCTTTTGCCTCAACGGCTTTGACGAGTTCGTCAGTACCGATAAACTCTTGACGCTTTGTGACCAATTCAGCGTGATACTCTAGGTCACTTGTCGTAGCTGCTCGCTCAACCTTACGAGGTCGTCCAGGCTTTCGCTTGACCTTCAAGTCGTTCTTATCTGTCCTTGGAGCCCCATGTACAGGTACGATCGACAATACCGAAGCTACCCTATCGCCTGAGTTACTCATTTGAACTCCTACTTCTTTACGTTCACGGGGGGAGTACCTCCCCCACCTGCTGTTTCGATCAAGTACTGGGATAGATTTCGCACCGTAGCGTACCCTCTATCCTTAGGTATCTGGTTTTTGATAGCCTTCGAGAGGTCCTTACCAGTTTCAGCTAAGTTTCGCACTCCGACCTGATCAGGCTTTGGGATAAACAGATCTTCGGGTCTCAAGTCCTTGCGATTTGGCGATACGGTATCGTCATGCCCATCGGACATAGCCTTACCATGATCTTTCGTGGTAGACTTACCAATACCCTTTAGCTTGTTCACGGGCTTTACTAAGGCCTTGTCCTTCTTGCGTTGCCCTGAGGGCTGATCCGCACGAAGAAACCTAGCAGCTACCCTGAGAAGGAGCGTGTCATCGCTCATAGGTCAAACTCTATCCCACCAAGCTCCACGGTTACAGTGGACTTGCTTGTAGTTGGGTTCAGAGTCAGCTCATTTACTCCTGCCTGCATCTCAAACTGAGCCAAGATAGACGGGCTATTGTGCATGAGGCTACCAAGGTCTGCCTTTGTAGACTCCCCGGTTGCCAGGATCTCTCTCTGCTGGGCCTGCTTATCGGTGTATGGAGGCTCCACAACAAGAGGCTTGTTGTACTTCGAGCAATGGCCTACACGAGTCTGAAGTACACAGCTCTCGCAACCAGACCCCAACTTGACGTAGGGGACAAGTCGCGCTCGATGATACCTAGCACCCTCATCACACCCTTTGGCATAGTCCCCATAGACCATGGGGTCTACGTAGAATATGCCCTGTAGTCCCTGCTCAGCTAGGACGGATTTCAGTTCCTGCTTTGCAGCTACGATATCCCTAGGGTCAAATTGACGCTTAAGGGCCTCTCTTAGCTGGGTCCCGTACAAACCCTCGTTTAGGTACTTGGATGCTGTCTTAACGATCTCCCGCTTGGTTAGACCAGCAGTTACGTGACCGTGATCCTTACCTCTAAACGCTTGCTCTACATACCTTGTAGTGTCAACCGTTGGCTTGGTTGAGGCCTGACGGTATATCTCCTTCAGTGCCTGCTTAGGGGTGTCTCCCCATACAACCTTGTCCGCCCCAGTCTCCAATCGACCCGCGAGTCTATGCTCCCAAATGACATTCTGAACCACCTCAGAAGTCAGGGCGTCCTCTGCCTTAGCTACGAGTGGGCGGCCGTAGAGCATACAACGAGCTAGCTTGTTGTAGATGCACCCTTGGCACTTACCTCCAGCTACGATCGACTTGACAGAAGCATTGTGCTTCGCAAGGAAGTCTGCCCCCTGGTGGCAATCATCAAAGGCAGTTTGAGTCGAGTACACAGTACCAAAGAAGCCAGCTTCTTTGAAGAGGGGCTCCCAGTCCGATCTCGTTGCCTTGAGGTCTGCCACACTGAAAGACAGCTTCAACGCAGATAGCAAATCCTGCTCTCCTCGACCCCTAAGCATCTCTCGTTGCAGAAGGGCTTTTACCTCGAAAGCTGTTTTGCTTAGGTGGTGAGATGGAGCCGAAGTAGCTGCCACTTTACCACTTGGTTGAGGTGGGACCCAAACTTGGTCTGCCACAGCAAGACTAGCTCTCTGACTCTCAACTACAGGTAGGTGAACCCTACCTGTAGCTTTCACTGGCCTGAGTTGCTGAGCTGGATTTAGGATTGGCTTAGGGGTCTCAACAGCTACAACCCTTACATCCTTCGCCAATAGGGCGCGTTGAATACGAGCCTTAGGTGATCCGACACCTTGAGAGGCCTGCTTCCCTTGAGACGCCTGAGAGTTCTCGACGGCAACTGCAAGCTCTTCCGTGTAGGGAACCTCAGTGACCAACTGCTTCTGGAAAACACCGCAAGCCCCGCCAGCATTGTGTACGCAGCCTTGGCACTTGTCCTTGGCTAGTACGAATCTAGCCCCACCTGCAAACTTACGAGTAAAGGCGACTACCTTCTGAGCGGCTTGGTTACACCCATCAAAGTCAGATGCCGCAATGTAGTACCCACCCAGCAAGCCTTTTTCCTGTAGGACTTGACCTAAGGCGCTTTTGGCTGATCGAATTGTACCTGCATCGAACCTGGAGGTGATGGCATGTGCAATCTTATTGGAGTTTGTCGACTGCATGATTGCAAATCGAGCCACCTTGGCAACTTGAGGTACCGACGCACTCTTGGTATGAGCTTCGCTCAAGTCACTTAGGGTTCGAGGTGCTCCAGTATTTGGGACGAGGTAGTTTGTTGCGGACTTATCCTCATGTGCCCACATAGCCTCTAAGTCAGGAGCTATATCGAGATTCTGCGTAGGTAGGGTGTCCAAAGCTCGGTAGTCTTTTTCGTTAACGTCGAGCCAATCAAGGTCCGCTACCGAACCCTCCTTAAGGAGGTCAGAAATGTTACCTAGATCAGACATGTTACTTACCTACCCTATCAAAGTTTTCGTCATTCCACAAGTCTTGTTGATCGTGGCGATGAGAGTGCGTACTAGAGTCGTACTTAGCGTATGGGACGTCTTGTCGCTCGTATGAGTACCCTACGTTAGGTAGATTGATATCTACTTTGAACGAGACATCCTGTCCAGGTAGTTGAGAGTCCCCCGTTAGAACGTTGAACTGATTACCACCTTTGTCCCCATCGTAGTAATCAGACCGTGCAACGGGACTGTCCGTGGGTAGCTTCGCAACACCCCAAGAGTCACTCGATGCCCAAACGTTTCGCCCAACTCCATTCACAAAAGGGTCCTCTTGAGGGGCCGTTGTAGGTCCTGCTGGGTCGTGTGGAAGGTCGCTAGCAGGTCCCCAAACTCCTCGCCCGTCTGGGGCTGTAACTCCGTAACCCCCAGAACCTTGACCTTTGGCTCCAAATCCCAGCCCAAAATCATTTGCGTCTGTAGCTACGCCGTCGTTACCGTCAGGGATGGCAGCCTCTCCCCAGGCATCCCCGGTAGCCCACTTCTCCCCGTAGATCGGCTCTAGGGTGCTAGACATCCCCCAAGCATCCTCAACGAGGGGTTCATCTAGATTGTAGGACCCCTCTGGCCCCAACTGGTCTCCACGGTCCAAGTGGTTCACCCTAGGGCCAGGAAGAGTGTCTACGGGAAGAGAGCTATTGGCTTGCTTTACTTGACCGAACGGCCTTGCTTGAGTCCCCTGCTCTTTGGCTCCCCCATTGGGGACCTCTGAGGCTTTACCCTTCTCCGTGTCTTTCCACAGGGTGCTGTTGGAGGACCCTCCAGGACCATCATTCTTACTCTCTATGGCGTCTATGTCCTTCTCCCCAGCTTTCTCAGGGTTCTCCAGAACATCACCAGCCTCTTCCACTAGCTCCGTGATATCCTCAGCCTCGTTCACATCCAACTCCCCAAGGCTCGGAGTCCAATGTGGGGCGTTGATCTCATCGAACATCGTGTCTGTCACGGAAGAAAGTAGCTCGCAAGCTTGTTGCAACTTCGCCCGTACCTCCTTCACTTCTAGTACGTAACCCCGACCCCCAAGCTTACCATCTGGGGAGATACTAGAGGACTTGATTCGAGTAAACTCTTTGAAGGCTGTAACAGAGTGCCCAAGCGCAACGCTCGCAGAAAGTAGAGTCCTAGAGAGGGGCTTAAGAGCCTTGGGGTCGAACTTGTGCTTAGGGGGAATATCTCTTTTCCCACCACCCACAAACGACGTCTCCTCTGGAGGAAGCGGGTTTTCAGCTTCCTCTCGTGCTAGGATTACTCGAACTTTCTTGCGGACATCCATCTTGGTAGGTACCTTAAAACTTTAGAGGTTGTCCGTTGTCGTCAAACTGGCGCTCAATCGAGAGACTTCCATCCCCCTCTTTTTTGATTGACCACAAGTCTCGCTCAGACTTGTGGATCAGCTGGTCTGCTCCCACTCGTATGAACTCTTTGAGATCCTGGATAGAGGCTACTTTTCGACGGTGAGTAGGGGTGACGATCTGAGCCCCCTCGCGAGAAAAGAAGGCATCGAATCCTGTAGCCCCTTGCACCTGAAATTGACCTAGGTCGAAGTTCTTAGCCATATTTCCTCACACAATCACAAGACGAATCTCAACGTCGATGTACGAATTTGAGCTATACCCAGCAACGCGCAACTTCTCGGTATAGGTGCCAACTAGTAGCGTACTCGCTGGAGCTACCGTTACCGTTACTGTATCAGAGGTTACGGTAGTGAGAGTACCAGAAGAGGGTAGGAAGCTCGGTAGCCAATCCGAGAGACCTAAGAGTTTCTTGACCGTGTACTCTAGTACCGACCCGGTAGGGCCGATATTGGCCACGTTAAAGGTTTGCGCTGGGATAGCTGGGAAGTCTCCAGTAAGCGGCTTAGCTACCGTAAAGGTAAAGAGTAGGCTTGGCGTTACCCGGATTGTAGCTTTGGGTCTAACCACAATGGTAATCGGAAGATTACGAGGACTATTTGTTGCCGTTGAGTCCTGAATTGTGATGCTCTCGGCATAAGGAGAGTTCGCTGATAGTAGGTTGGTGGAATTTACGTCCACAGAGATCTGACCTGACGCGTTGAACGCTAGGTTACCCACACTACCTGGAGTCACTCTCACGTAAGCAGCTGACGGCGTCAAGCTCATCCCAAGTAGCGAACCGTAAACTCCATCATTGGTGAGAATGAGAGTCTGGGGCAAAGAAGTCCCTCGACCTTCATCGACCAAAAAGGTCAAGGAGGTTGGAGGTCCTACAAGGATATGCGGTTTGAAGTTGTCCTTAAGGTCTTGGATGGACTGAGCCATCGACTGGACAACTTCCCCAGGGATAGGAATCGAGTCTCGCAGCAACCCGTAGGGAGAGATCACATCCCTAATGTAGAAGGCTGGACTGGACTGCGACACGTCAAGTCGAGTTACCCACTTCCATTTCCCACTGGAAACAGGTAATTCAAACTGGTAGTCGTGGTACCTTAAGTTTGAGATAAGTGGCACAGGGTCCCTCTTAACAAGAATAGCATAAAAGGAACCTCAACACCTCTGACCCTCTCACTCCTTACCCCACGCTTTGTGGGCGGTCCAATCGTGAAACGAATCCCCCCAACGAGCGGGTAGAAGTTCCAAGAGGGGGTGAGCAACTACGTTGTGGACAATACGCCAGATTGTAGACATGGTCGCTACCTCTAAAGCCAGATTTCACGTCTAGCTATCTTTCCAATCAAGGTAACGCCCACCATAAACACTTCAGCGAGTTGCTTGTGCGTCTCACCCTTAAGGATACGAGCACGGATGTCTTGCACCTTCTCTAGGGTGAGCTTACCGGACCTCGTAGAAGGGCGGCGGTTTCGGTTAACTTCGGTTCGTGTAGCCCAACGTGCATTGAGCTTCCAGCCCTTTTCAAGACACTCCGTACACCCTCCACAAGAGTAATGCCCCTCTTGACTCTCTCGAAGGATTGTGTGCTCTGAGGTTGGCTTTGATCCAAGGTCCTCAAAGAAGGCAGGGAAACTGCTCTTCCATCGCTGACACATCGTGATGCCAGCTCCACCGTAGGAGACATAACGGTCATGCTTCTCGTTGAAGCATCGAGTCTTGATGCTCGTCCAAGTCTTGAACTCTGGAGTGCCAGTGTAACCGTGGTCAAAATTGCCGTGAGTAGGTCCTACCTTACACGGACGCCTGTTCTCTGTTTGCTCCAACTTTGTGGCCCAACGAACATTCCCAGGTTGGTAATCCGCATTATTGTCGATTCGATCCAGCGAGTGCTGAGGCGAGGGGCGGGGACCAATGTATTGGTAAAAAACCAGAAAGTCTACGATCCATGGTTCGTGAATCTTGATGCCCCGACCACCCCAATATGGATAGTTACCACTCTTCGGATTCAAACAACGGTCCTTCATCAGAGACCACGCCCGATATTCTGGAGTCCCAACTCCACCGTGCTTGAAGTTAGTAGGCTTACCGTCAGTCCGAACGGGCCTCGAACAAAGCTTCACACCATGCTTCCGGTGAGGACGACGGTTGTTGTTCTGTTCCTTATCTGTAGCCCAACGGACATTACCAGGCTCATAGTTACCGTTGAGGTTAGGGTACCTATCCAACGAATGACCATCAGAAGGACGGGGACCAACATGAGCCAAGAAGGCCCTGAAGTCTTTAACCCACCCATCAAAGATCGTTACCCCACGACCACCATAATCTAGGTAAGCGCGCCTCTCCGTTTCCGATGGCGTTCGCATGATACTTCACTTCGCCACCTCCAGCCCCGCGAGGCGCGAAAATACGACCTCCACCGATGTTCCCTTCGTGCTTTTGATCACGGCCAGCGGCTCGAACGGGAGCCAGTCCGCGCCGACGTTCTCGCAGGCAATGACGTCGCCTGGCATGCGTCGACACCATGCCGCGAGGCGCGGATAGTCTACATCGTGGAAGCGATAGAATCGCCCCTTGCCGAGGTACGGCGGGTCAACGAAGTATGTGGCTTCGGCCATCGGGACCGATTCGTAACCGCCGTATCGGATCTCCCAGTGACGAATGCGGCCCACCTGCGAGGCGATTCGCTCGCGCGCCCGCTGGGACCACACAAGTTGCGCTCGCTCGGTACGCGCAGAAAACGCCGTTTTCGTCTTCTTGGGTTGCGACGATCCACGGTTGAGCCAGAAGCCGATGAGCCATCGTGCCTCCTGCGGGAGCGAAAGGCTATCCACGTTCTGCCCGACGTCGAGGTCGGGGAGCGCGAGCACCTCTGCCGGCGAGACGTGGATCAGGTAGTCCCACACTCCAACGAGGATGGGATCGAAGTCGTTCAGAATCACGCGCGCAGGCTCGTGAAATGTCGCGTATCCGGCCGACCCAGCAAAAGGCTCGATGACCATCTCGCGAGGCGCAGGGTAGCGCTTTGCATCGCGCCACTTGGACCCGTAGAACGGGAAAAACGGCTTCAACATGGCAGCCCCGCGAGGCGCGCTCGGTGGTTGGAGTTCATACAGCGAGCCTTTATTTGCTGCCAACACTTATACTCTGGCGTGTTACTGAGTCCATGTTTCAGGTACATGGGCTCAGTATAGCTCTCGCGACCACTGAGTCAAACCTTTTCGAGGTTGTCTTTAGGTGACACACAAACCCAACTAAAAACAGCCGTCTCCGCCTCGTCCCTGCCATTGTGGCAATTTAACTTCGCGTAAAACGTTGAAATTTTTGTTCGCAATGGAACTGAAGACCTTGGAGTAGGGGACGAACTTAGGGTCCTCCGCAGCCCTCTTCTCTAGGACTACTACAGCCCCAAAAAAACGATGCCTAACTCTACCTTGAGTTAGGCCTAACTTGGAAGCTACTTCAGACTGGCAAGTTGTTTGCCACATACCCACAAGAATGTTAACGTCAGTCGGCTTAAATGGCACCTCTGGGAGGTCCTGACGTAACCCATCTTCACTGAGGGTTGGGATCGACAGCAGGAACCTAATTCGCTGGAGTCCTCGGTTCAACCTGTAGCTGATTGCAGCTTGGGTCACCCCAAAGATCTCGGCAAGGTCTGCCTGACGTTTCTTTTGCATGTAGTACAACTCCATGAGATCCGCCTCCCTTTTAGGGATCCGGTCTAATAGAGGTTGAATCTGGCTCTCATAGCTCAGAGCCATACTCGTACTTACTTCAGGTTCCTCCTCCTCAAATTCTTTGGGTTGAGTGGAGAATCGATTTGCTAACTCAGTTGGGTCTACAAGGATAAGGTACCCGTCTGCCATGGCTTTAGACCTCTTGTAACGAGCAAGGCACAAAAGTACCCACTCAAAGCTACTAGAGGTAACTCTGCCACAACACACCCAAAAGATCCAACCAAAATTAGCTAATCGTCTATAATCTCCAGATACCCCCTCAATCTACGTGGAATGCTATGAGTTAGAAGTACCGACCTTTTCGAACCCTGACTTACGCCTCACACTACTTGCTAATGTAGTAGAGACACCATGTCGCGTTAGTACGCCCTCAGTCTCATCTGGCGTCAACTCAGGGAAATATTCAAAGGTTAGGTCAGAGCGTAGCGTGACCAGGTGTAGGTTCAACTTCACCTGAGCCTCGGAACCTCGCATTTGCGCGCACTGTTTGACAGTCAAGTTGGACAGGCTAGATGCGAAGATACTTTCGACGTCGTGGAACGTATTGATTAGGTCGACGAATACCTTCTTCGGTACGCGTGGAACTCCAGGAAGGTTGTCGGATTTGTCCCCACAGAACGCCTTGTACTGATTAAGTCTCTCTGGGGCCAGGCCAAATTCCGACACTACCTTATCCCGGTCGTACAAAAGCTCTGCTCGTGCTCCTTGCTTTGGGACCAGCAACAAGTCGGAGTGAGTGACAAGCTGTAGGAAGTCTCGGTCTGTGGACACAATGACGTTTGCTTGACCTTTGAGAGGACCTCTTACCAGGCAAGCAATCACGTCATCCGCCTCCTCTGTAGGGTTACAGACTTGTTGCACCTTTAGTCCGGACAGAACCTCTCTGAGACTTTGCATCTCGGATTCTTTCCATGGTGGGGAGGATCTACCCTTCTTGTAGTCCGAGAACAACCCTCTTCGGTACTGAGAAGAGCCATCCCACACGACATAGATATTGGCGCGATCGAACTTCTTTCTAAGGCTAGCTAGACTCTTGAGGAAGGTTTGAGCCAGGACTGTACCCTCAGTTGCAGGGGCCATATATCCTCGGGAAGCTGCGTACGCATAGTAAACTCGATACGCCAAGTTAAGTCCATCTACGACTACATTCTGTACCATATGTCTACCTTTACCCAACAGGCTAGCCTCTAGCCATCGAACTTCACTGTTAATCGCAGCCAATCTTTGGTGCAGTCGCTGGAGTTGCCGCACCTTACCTAAGGTAGCGGACAACTTACTCCTCACGTTGTCTGCGCGCTCTAAGCCCTTGCTAATAGCCACAAGCTCAAAGAAAGGACGACTGCGCGTAAGTGCTACTTGCTGCCTAAGTACCTCCAACTTAGATAGGATTTGAGTCTCTAAGAGATTGGTACCACGTAGGAGCTGGTTTGGATCGAACTTCAGGCTCTGGTGGGAGGTCCACCATTGAGTTAGCCTCCGCCATCTTACGTAGCACTCAAGTAAAGGTGAGACTTTACCGGGCACGATAGCAAGTGGCCTTAGCCCTTCAATCCAGTCCCTAATGCGGGTCAATTTGTTGGCGAAAGGGGCAAAGTCTGAGCTTGCTTGCTGCTGACCCTTAGCGACAAATCTTAGGAACGATCGAGGGAGTGTGACAATCGCCTCCTTTGACCTTAGCTGAATGTGAACTTGAACGGACTCTGTTTCTGGGATGTCCTCTATCACCTTACCTACAATATTGCGGTAAGCGCCCCCAGTAATCTGGACCTCATCCCCAACATTGATCCCCTGTTCGCACTCCACATGGATCTGACGTCGCATCTTCTCTATGTCAGAGTTGCGCACTCCAGTAATTTTTCTTGATGTGCCAGTCGACTTGTTGCTAGTGAGGACTGAGTCGATATACCGTGTCCCCTCCAACCTCAGGTACGCTGTATCGGGTAGAGTTCGTCGAACGAAGACATAATTGTCAATTAGCTTGTGAACGACCCTACTGTCTCCGGAAGTACGTATAGACACCGGAAGGAAAATCTCTACCTCCCTCTTTAGGAGCCGTCGTATGGCCTGTAGGATAGTATCCGGGTCCTCCTCTTCCCCTTGAGCACTTAGCTCGATGACAACCCACTCATCTAGGGGACTAGCAGTCACTTAGGTCTCCTGCCCCAAAGAGCCTCAAAGTGCTTTCTCCATGTACTAGGAGGGATAGGGGCATTGTTGTCACCTCGCTTTTCAAAGATGAGTGGTTTTCGTATCCGACCCACTCCAGGTTTCTCGGTAGGCATTGCCTTAGAATCTACTTCTGTCAATGCGCAAACGTCGTTAGACCCTAAATCCCCTAAGGGGGGTTGAGGTACGAAGCTCAGAGTAGGGGCTTTATCCTGGGTGACAGGAGCCTGGACCTGAGGGGCGGGAGCAGGAGTAGGAGCAGTGACCTGAGGAGCAGGGGTAGGGGTCTGAGGGGCAGCAACAGGAACAGTGACCTGAGGGGCCGCCTGGACCTGAGGAGGGGCCGGGATTGGACTCTGAATCTGAACCTGGACAGGCGCTTGAGCGGTCGAACTCAACTTATCAGCGAGGATCACTAGGTCGCAAACAAGCCCATTTTGTGTCGAGTACTTCGTGGAGGTGAGCACCCTAACCAACTCAATTAACCCACTACCACCATAACTTTCGAATACCCGTGAGCCAAGATTCTTGTCAGCGTACCTAAAGTTAGCACACATCCCCATAGCCAAACGATAGGAGTTCATTGCGGCTTCGGTCAAACCTGAAGCAACCTCGTCCGGAGTACTTGTATCACCTAGCGAGTCTAGTAGATCCAGAGCTTCTTGCGTATTGGAGACCAAGCTAAGTAGGATCTTGTAGTAGGTAGTGACTGCTGACAAGTTCAAATGGGCCCGAGCACTGCTTACAGTGATTGCCCCAACTTGCGCTAGCATCTCTAGACGATTCAACACATCTCGAACGTGTCCCCCAGCGAAGTCGATCACGGTAAGAACTGCATCTTCCTCGTAGTCCACCTTCTCCGATTGAAGGATAGACACCATCCTACCTAGGATGTCTTCTCTGGTGATTCTCCGAATCGCATACTCTTCACACCTAGCACGAATGGCGTGTCGAACCTTTTCAGGCTCGGTAGTGCAAAGAATACTTACAAGCTGCTTCTCCTCAATAGGCTTCAATAGGCCGTCTTGGGCAGCTAGACTCATGCGATGACACTCATCAAAGAGGTAAACCCTCTTTCTGGCGCCGAACACAGCGAAGGGTAGGTCCTCGACAATTTTTCGAATGTGCTCAGTGGTGCCCTGGTTCGCAGCGTCTTTCTCGACAAACGCAGACGAGGTGTCTTCGAGGCAAGCTACGCAATTAGGGCAAGCATTGCAGGGGTCTGGGAGAGACTTGTCCAGGTGGGTGCAAAGTAACGCCCGAGCTAAGATACGACCAAGAGTGGTTTTCCCCTGACCAGAAGCCCCGGAGAAGAGGTAACTCGTATCCAAAGCTGTATCATTGGCTAACCTAGCTCTAAGCACCTGCACTGTGCCTTGCTGGCCCAGCACATCAGAGAATACTAGTGGACGATATCGAGTATCCCACACAATTCACCCCTCAAGTCTTTACTACCATAGACGACAGGAGAGGGGAAGTAGTCTTTCCCTCTCCTGTCTTAGCGAGCTTACCCAGCAAACTTTAGTTTGTGGTGGTTTGCACGGTCTCAGTACTTGACTCTACTTCAGTTAGGTACCCCAAGTCAATGGATTGCCCAACAGACACAAAGGCGGCAAGGTCATCGTGCCAAGCCCCATACCTACGAAGGATTGTAGCAAACTCATTTACGTCTGGCTCTCGAACAGACCACTTCATATCCCCACCGCCATCTTCATCCTCCTCACCTACGCAGCGCTCCAGTAGGTGGTCGATGAGAGCTACTCGCTTCGTGGCATCCATCTCATTCCATGTCTCAAGAGGGATCTCCATTAGGAAGTTGGCGTCAATCAGGAAGAGCATCTGGTCAGAGAGTTTTTTCACTGACCCAGGTTGAACCTTACCACCCTTCTTCGAGGCCTTCTCCTTGAAGAGGAACCTGAACTTGGCCGTAGCCAGGGTTGGATGGTAGGTGGCGATTAGGTCGTTTGCGATGGCCTGAACAGCCTCAGCCTCAGCGTACACTTGCATAACTTACTCCAGTTGTTGGGTCAAAAATTGAGCGAAACGTTCATCACCCAAGGCTTCCCACAGGTTACCAGGATCTTTGATGGGGGTACCATCAATTAGCTTTAGGCCTAGTGGGTATTCGATAGGGCGTACAGTAAGGTCTCTACCGTACTTGGTGCGTATAGCCTCTACACCATGTCTACCCTTCGCGTCCGAATCGTAGAACGGGTAAATGGTGTGAGCGACTCGTTTTAGCGTGCGAGCAAAAGACTCACTGACTTTTGCAGTTAAGGTGGATACAACCGTGGGGTTGACTCTTTGGACAGGGAATAAATCGAACACCCCCTCTACGACTATCGTAGACTCGTCCTTCCAAATATGGGGCATTGCCTGCCCCAGTCCGAATAGTACCGGCTCAGAGCTAGTCAAGAAGAAGTCAGAGTACTTGCTACGGTCCAAGGCTCGTACTTGAACTCCTCTTACACTGCCTAGCGCATTCGTCAAAGGGAAAACGAGGGTCTGCCTGAGCTTTAGGCCACCCTTAGCCCAATCTAGGAACTCGCTGGAGTACTGAGCTGGAGGTAACTCTCCATCAAAGTACCCGAGATTGAACGATTCAATCTGATCGTTAGAGACTCCTCTACCCCAAAGAAACTCCAGAACAGGCTCTGAGGTAAGGAGTAGCTCGTGAGTGTGAGCTGTAAACGTATCAACCCACATAGCTAGGGTCAACAAGGTAGAGGTTATGTTGAACATCGTACAATTGGATACCAAGCTGGTCTCCAATGCGCACATAAACCCCAAGAGCTGTAGGGTTAGCTGCCACCATAGCCTGACCGTCCACTAATCCGTTCGTGGTGATTACATTCAACCCACTCAAGGTCAAAGTCTCCCCCTCCTTTAGCTCATGGTTTGTGACAGCTTTCGCTAGATCACTAGCCAGTACCACGGACTTAGGGGTCGTACCAACCTCCCGCATCTTACTCAGAGCTGAAACCAAGTCAGGGTGGCACGTCTTCCATCCCTCTAACTTAGCCTCCCTCTGAAGGGTTCGGAAAAGCTTAGCTAGTACCTTGGGTTCGTCCTCCAAGGGGCAATCGAACAACCCTAGACGTAAAGTAACATCTGCCGTCCTACGAGTTTGAACGAAGTCCCCCCTCGTATTCGTAGCAAGCGCCTGTTTGGCTGTACTTACCCCTGGCAACTCAATCATCATCGGCACTGCTAAGCCCACCTTTGCAGACTTAGGTCGATGTCGATCAGGAACGAGTAACTGCGATAGGATAGATAGCATCTAGCGAAAGCTCCGAAACCATTGAAGTATTCGACCCCATAGGGTGACCCTTACTGGTACGAGGGGCAACGTCTCTACAAGAGTCGGCAGCGCTTCTGGGGTCTTGTCGCAGGAGGGACAGCAGGAGGTAGGGGACCACTCGTTTTCAAGGGGTACCCCACAGTGGCAACAAGGGAACAGAACTGAGGCCTGTGACGCTTCTACTGTGGCCTGTGGCGCCTCTACGAGGATCGGGCTAGGGTCGGCACCACCCTCCAGTGAGAGGACCCAACGTAGGGTATGAACCTGAGGGAGATTCAACTCCACCCAAGAATCGTCCTGAAGCAACGCCTCGAATTCACCTAAAAGTTCACTCTCTGAGCGAGCTAAAGTGAAGTCACCACAACGCTTGGCGTCAAGAGGCTCCTCACAGATAGTCCCACTCCAACTCTCAGGATCGTCGGACCCTAACATGCACAGCCCAATTGTTTGGAGGACGGGCAAGCTGCGCTTCGATGACGTAACCCGATTGTAATCAGGGTTAGCCTCTGACCCAATCAGCTTTCGTTGATCTAAGGAGTGCCTGTAGTTGTGCACACAGTGGTGAGGTAAGCACTCGGTAAACTCTGCAATGTAGCTATTACGAGCACTAGCTAGTAGCTCACTCAACCTATGTTCGACCTGCACCTTTAACACGTAGGGCCTCGTACTTTTTTGAGGTGGAGTTTCGGCTTAGAGCCAACCTCAGCCTTAAGATCCCCGTGGTAGCTGCTATTGGCATAGTCCGACCAAGCAGCTTTGTGTGCAATTAAGAGTAGATTCAATCCACTTGCACCTGCAAGCTTAGATAGGAACTGAGCAGTCGGCTCTATGTACTCATCCGATATCGCAGCAAGCGTCTCATCTAGTAACAGTAACTTCTGTCGTTTGAGACGTAAAAGCGTCAAGATACGGAGAATGAGACTGGCAACCGTAGCAGGACCACCCCCAAAGGACTCCAATGGGGCACCTACAAACCCACCATTGTCCGGATCCCCGATACAGATAAGGAACTCAACGCTTATCTTGTTGTACTTGGACGTTACTTCGGCCTTAAACTTGAGGTCTTGATCGAAAAAGATAGCCTTCAACCCCTCTGTAACGATGTCCTCTGTCATCTTCACCTGATGCAGGACGAGTCGATCCATAAGGGTTCGGTACAGCTCGGACACCTTCACTAGGATGTCCTGCTTCTTTTTCAGCTCTAGGATCTCAAGTTCTCTGGCAGTCGCGGTAGTGACCAGCTGGTCTCGAATGGTCTTAGCTCGTAACGCCTTGTCCTGTAGGGCACGAACACGCAAGGTTAGAGCGTCTACATTCGGGAGGACATGAATCGTATGACTCGACATAGCACGGAACCTTCCGAGTCAGGGACTGACTCTCCATTGGAGTCCAATCGAAACTCATCTATAGTGCGAAAAACCCCAGTTGGTTTTCGAGCTTCAGCTACTTGGCACCACCACACTCGCAGCTCCACTTCAGGGCTGAGGTTATCCTTAACCAAGGACATGAGATGGTCTAAACTGATATCGAAAGACCAACTTTCGGGCAACGCCCAAACCTCACCGTCCGGTTTTGCCTTTAACCTCACGGCTGTAGGTGGGCTCTTGACCTTAGAGGACCCATCTGCAATCACAAACTCAAGGCTACATTGCTCGTGAGAGTAGACTATCCGCACCTTCTCGTAATTGGATTCCAGCTCTTTTTTCAGATACTGAAGAGTCCCGTACAGTTGCTGCCGATCAACCCCAAGAACAAAGTAGTCGACATCTAGGGCGTAAGTGCTGAAAATACCATCCGCATTTGCGTACTTTGGCCAGCCAAACACTTGACCTTTCGTGTTTCGAACAAAGGTAAACTGGGCCCCAAAGAGGACCTGAATCTCCCCAGGACTCTTTGCCAGAAACCCTATCAGGTTGTCTAGGTGGAGCTGGTGGACGGAGAAGGCCTTACCCTGAAAGGCCTCAGACCAAAAGAAGGAGGCCTTCTGCCCATCTGAGGCGCAAAGGTATCCGTCACCCAGGTCTGTATGCAACCGTATGGACCTGAACTTCTCCTGTGGGGCGTCCTTACCCATGAAGGGCTTGCTGAGTACAAGGGCTTTTTGGAGCACCTTGGCTGGGACAGTGTAAGCCTCCTCTGCTTTTTGCAGCTCCTGGTCGCAAGTGGATAGAGACTTAGGGTTCCTTGTGGTGCGCTCAGACTTGGCCCCATTCGACGCTTGGTAGCGTACAACGAACTTCCCCTCCTCCTCCACGGTCTCAAACCTAACGGTATGCTTACCGAGGAAACGCAAGGCGTCGATGTTCGCAACGGGGTAGATAAACTCCCCATCCGCGTCAGAGCTTACAGCGAACTCAGCTCTTGCCACACACAGGCTATCACTGGAGTAGACGTAGCAACGCTCGCCCACTACCTTGAATAGATAGCCAGAGTCCTTCGCTGGGGTGACAATGCCAACGAGACTAACGGCTTCCAGTAAGTCTGCAATGTTTGCTGCAAATTTCATCGGACTACTTCTTCTTGTCGTAATCCTCGATTGTGGTCTCAGCTTCAACCAGCCCCTTTTCAAAGGAGAGCATTAGGGTCTCTAGCTCCTGCTGCGTTTTGTCTCGGTCCTCCACCAAAGTCTTGGGGTTGTATCCAGCTGCTTTGATTTCTGCAACGAGATTCGCCAGCTCCTCCTTCTTAGACTTCAGCTCTCCCCCTAGCTCAGTTTTACGCTTAAGAACCCGCTGGTTCCTGGAGATAAGGTCTGCAATTTTACGCTCAAGTTCATCGGGTGCTAACATGACTCACTCCTCATCTAGAGACAGGCCATCCTCTAGTACACCACTCTGGGGTAGGGTAGGCCTAGGTTTTCGTTGTTGATTTTGAATGGAAGCTACTTTTTTCTTACCCTCCTCACACACCGGAAGGTACGAACACAACGAACAGTGCCAACCTGGCTGAGCTGGGAACAACTCCTGTAGCAACTCCGAGTGCTCTTGAGCCTTACCGCTCACCTTAGCAAGCTTCTGGATTGACCCGGACACCCTGTCGACCGTTGACAACACCTCGTGTTGAAGCTGGTCTAGATCGAACTTGGTGAACGGGATCCACTCCATAGCAGCGTCCCCCTCAAATCTCCAGAAGACATAGCCTAGCTGGTCAGGGACCTTATTTAGCTTAGCTCTATGCAGGAAGGCGTACCACTTGAGCTGCACACCCTCTACTTGCTTTCCAGCTTTCTTAGCGTGCCCATCGACATACTTATCTCTGTGCTTTGACCCCTTACCGTCAAGCAACACGAGGTCACCGTCAGGAGCCACCCTCTGGATTAGGAAGTCAGCTCTACCTCCAATAAGATGCTCCCCAAACTTCGTGTCAAGCTTTACCTCAGCCTCCGCATACCTACCAACGAGCCTATTTCGTCGGATAGTGTCTATGCCCCGTGGGATAGAGTCTCGAACATCGACTAGTAAGGCCTCTTTACTTGCATAGTTCGACCTCTCGTCCCCCCAGTCAATAACCCTACCCTTTTGAGGTTTTGTGGACTCAAGGTAGACGGGCTCAACGAGATCCTGCAACTTATCTACGTAGTTGACGTGCTTCCAAATTCGATCTCGATAGAAGATCTCGAAAACCGTGCCAATGATTATCCCGTAGAGGGCATTCACACCGTTATCTGGGGCAGTTAGCACCGTCTTGTTTACATACCGATGCCAGTAGGACAACGGGCACTGCTCGTTAGACTTGTAACCAGAGTATGAAATGTACACGATTACCCCACTGTGTCAACAAGTTCAAAGTAGCGTAGAGCAGCATCCCGAACCTCATCTGCAAAACCAAGCGTTCGAATGTTCTCCTCGATGCTAGACGTAGGGTCAATAGCACCCTTCATCATCAACTGTAGAACAAACTGCTCGATATCTTTACGTTCTCGCTCTTGAGTAGCTTTTCGCTCCAAGTCGAACACGTCTTCAGCGGACGCCACGGAAATTAGAGAGGACGTGACAGATAGCTTGCCGTTATCGATCTCGATGATGGAGGCTTTAGGGATCCTAGTTAGGTTCTCTCGAACGAGCGCACCTCTCGATAGGGCACCATTGTTCACGAACTTTACCCCTGAGATCTCTTCGACACCCTGATCCTTGTGCCAATGCCCAAATACCCAGCAATCTGGCCCATTCCTACTCACTAGAGACTCGTAGGAGAAGACTGGCTCGTTCCAGAAGTCCTCGACTTGAGGTGGAGGGGTCTTCGATGCTAGCGTGTGAACTACGGCAATAAGGTGAGTATCTCCAGGCTTTTTTTGGATCTGCAACAACTCACTCAGCTTACGAACCGGACTGTAGGGAACCCCGACCACACGGACCTGTAAGTTCCCATCTCGGAAGACTTCCTCCCGCAGGTGCTGGAACACCTTCGTGGCGTACAGTACCCCAAGCGGCTGATCCGCGAGCGTATCAAGGTTGTTGTAGGCTATGTCGTGATTACCCTCCACACAGAACGTAGGACATGAGTACCCTTGATGCAGCCTGGCAGAGCGCTCCACTAGTCGATGCGGATTCTTTGTAGCAGCCTTTACGTGGAAGTAATCCCCTGCATCCAGGACAGCGTTAGCTTCCCACTTCTTAGCCAGGGCTCCTACCTGCTCTAGGCTAGACCACACCTCCATTGGGTAGTCGGCCTTCCAGGAAATGGGGCTTCGATCTGACAAGTGAGTGTCAGTCCTACATACAAATGCAACCCTAGGCATGGTGGTGCTCTCCGTGAATAGCTTGTAGGCAGGTTGGGCACGCCCCTATTTCATCCAACTCAGCCTGCAACCCGACCTCCACTTGATCGAGGTTAGACACTTGAGCTTCGATGTCTGCAATAGTCTTCTGTAGGCTGGCCAACTTCACTTGAAATTGCTGGAGCTGCTTAAGGGCAGAGAGGTTAAGGTCGGCTGCACCTACCCCCTGCCAAGTCGTTCCAGCTCGCTCAAGACTAGCAAACTTCAACTTGAGGTCCTTAAGTCGAAGTACCCAGTTACTAAGTTGACGTAATTGCTTATGCCCAAGGGTCAAGTCAACATCCAGCTTAGTCGAGTTCAGTAGCCCCTGAAGGGGAAGGAGTTTGGCTAGGCTACCCTCTCGCTTCTCAACCTCCGAGTTAAACTCCTGAATCTGTAGCAGCCTACGGTGGGGACCTGAGATGGACTCGGACTCTGGGGTTACCACTGAGCTGATTCGCCATATGGTCCTTAACCTGTCTGAGATGCCCTGTAGGGCAAGGATGAACCCATCCACCTCATCTAGGTCTCGGAGCTTCCCCCTTACGGTAGCGAGCTGTTGAACTACAGCATCTACACAACTCAAACCTAGGTCTAAGTCGACATATTGCGTAAGGTGCTCCTGGGTCTCCTTTAGGTCCTTATCCCGCACCTTTTGAGTAGCGAGAGCCTCTCTACGATCTTTTTCCACAAGTCGTAGAGCACTATTTACCCTACCTAGGCTAGCCACATCAGAGATAGCTTCTGCTGCTGCTGGGCCAGACTGATCTAGCATGAAGATGGGGTAAAATTGGTCCGACACCTGAATCAGTACGGAGTTACCCCCTATCTTCACAGGCGCAAACCCACTAGACATAAGGAAATCTGGGGTACCAGCTCCCGGTTTATCGTACGTGTTACCATTGAACACATACCGGTTGACGGCATCCCCCTTTTCCCACAGTAAGTCGAAGCCTTCACCTACGATATGAACAGAGGATTGACACTTACAGGTTTTGGCTCCTCTTAGCGCTCTTGCGCAATCGATAGCGTGTCGAACAAAGGCAACTCCACCTGAGTTCGTGAGGGCCACTTTCATAGCCCTCACGAACGCACTCTTACCTATGTTAGACCTACCCGTTAGTGCGGTAAATCCATCAATCTGGAGCTTTACATGCTCTATCGATTGAAACCCTCTGACCTCAACTTCAAGCATTTAGCCCTCAGGAAGCTCTTCTGCGGACATAGCTACATCTAGCGCTTCCTCGTCAATACCACTATCCGCTTGGTCATCATCAGAGATTCCAGCCGTCGAGTCAGACTGGATGTCGTCATCCTCTACGTCTTCCTCCTGAGATGCCGCCTCAGGTTTCTCCTGGAGTAGGGCCTTGTGGATCTTTGCGCGAAGCTCCGCAGCAGCTTTAGGGTTCTCAATGAGGTACTTGCGCAGTCGATCCTTACCCTTGAACTTCTCACCATTGTAGGTGTAAGTAGCACCATCCTTGTGGATAATTTTCCTTGGGATGCCGCACTCAATGAGGGACATGAACTCGTCTAGCCCGTACCCGTACCGAATGAAGACTTCGGCCGTATGTCCCTGCTTACCATCCAGCTTGTTTTTCACCACCTTCACGAGGGTGACGTTTCCGAATGGGACCTTCTTCTTCTTGCCAGTGTTTAGATCGACTCTCTCGATAATGTCCGAACGAATCCGAGTGAGCTTGAGACGGTGAGTTGCGTAGAACTTCACTGCCTTTCCACCAGCTGTAGTCTCGTTGTCCCCAGGTCCGGATGTAATCGTAGACCGAATCTGATTCAGCAGCATAACCACTGTGTTTGGGGCCTTCTTCTGCCACTGAACGAGCTTAGAGATATTCTCCGACATAGCTCGTGCGAGGGCGCCAATAGCCGCAACATCCCCTAGCTTCTTGTCCAGCTCCTTCTTCGGAATCATAGCCGCAACAGAGTCAACAACAATCAGGTCGAATCCAGCCTTGATTGCGATGTACAGCATCTTGAAGCCATCTTCAAGCGTGTCAGGCGCATAGCAGATTGTGTCCGTATCGTTGAAGGGGCCTCCAATGACTTTCTGAGCGTACCCATGGTGCAGGGAGTTCTCGAAGTCCAGGAACATGGACGTGCCTCCCATCTTACGCACATTCCCTATTGCCCCCAAAGCTAGGGTAGTCTTGCCGCTAGACTCAGCACCATACACCTCGATAATGCGACCTCTTGCGTAGCCTGGACATGTCAGTCCACTACCGTCTGGTAGTGGACTGCCCCCCAAAAGGTTGTCTATCTGGATGATGTTGGATGGAATATGGGGGAACGTAACCGTAGTAGACCCAACTGGAGTTGCCCCAGTTATCTTCTTGATAGCGGCTAAAGCCCCTAGAACATTCGCCCTAGTCACTGAAGACTTGTCTTTGGGTTGAGACTTTACCGTAGTAGCAGCGATCTTACTCATTTGCGCTCCGAGAATCTAAAGAATCTGTCGTTCTCACGAAATATTGTCCCGTCCTGGTGAGTCTCCCCCTTATGCTTGCCTTTGGTGAAGGTTTGCTCACGTAGAAACACTCGTTGCTCAGTGGGTAACAGGACGTCTTGGGTGATTGTCCCGTCCATCAAACTCCAAAACCTAGCTGCAAATCTAGCTAGGTGGTAAGCATCCGCCTCATCGGCACTCCACTTTGCGATGCCAGTGTCGGCCTTTGCCAAGGCGATCATGTCTGCCTTGAACATCTTACCTTGTCGTAGGGTAGGATCCTCCTTAGTTAGGTACTTCAGTGTGAGAGGATCAAAGTAGACTACATCCCGCTTACGCGTGTAGATAGCCTCATTCACGTACAAGAACAGCCCGTACAAACCCTCTGACCACAGCTCCCCAAACGGAGGAGACTCTACACCAACATGAGTCACCTCTGGCCAACCATCCAGCAAGTCACAAACGCAAGCCCTAAGTCCAATATAGCGACTAATGAATGCCGCAGAGGATGGACTTGCGAACCTACCCTTATCCAGAACCCTAGACTTACCTAGGGCGTTTGAGTCGTGGACGCACCAACCAAACCCAGACATCGATGGGTCTAAACCAATAGACAGCATTACCCCTCAAACAAAGGCGAAAGGGGAAGGAGCTACATTAAAGCCCCTTCCCCTTAGGGGGTAACGTCAGACGTTGTTCAGAATGTTGGTGAAGTCTTCTGTAGAGAGGTCCGAACCAGGGGACACAACCCCTCCTCCGGAAGACATCCCAAGCTTCTCTCGTAGGTCGTCCACGCTCATCTCACGGAAGGGGGATAGCTTCTTGTAGGAAGCAATCGCCTTCGTTAGGACCAGCCTACGGAAGTTATCGTTTCTCTGGTACAGTGCAGGACCGCACTGAGTAATGGTCATCTTCTGGAACCCGGTATCCGTACAAGAGATACTGAGGTCTACTGAGGATACCGTACTATTGCTCTCCACGAGACCCTTGTTGATCTTGCGGATTACCTCATACTTCTCGGCTGGGAATCGCCAAGGCATGATCTTGAACTTACGGATCAAGTCTTCCTTGCTCGTAAGCTCACCCTCTCGGTCAGTGGGGTAAACCACAAGGAGAGTGCATAGGTAATCCTTACGCTCCCCCAACTTCTCGAACACTTTCGCGTCCTCTGCGCTTAGGGTACCCTTTGGCGCTGCAATGTAACCCAACCCAGGGGTCTTAGAGTAGTACCCAGATACCGGCTTAAAGCGTGCCTCGGTAAGGTCCAACAAGTCCACCTCATCCAAGAGGTCAGCGGACTTGTTCAACTTCTTGGCGACCGAAAGCTTTGCCTGCTCAACTACTTCTCGTTTTTGAGCATCCGCTAGTTTGGGGTCTGCGCGAAGGGCCCGACGTAGAGAGGTCATCTCCACTGAGTTGAAGTAGACGATCGCTACACGATCCGTTCTACCCTTTTCACCCTTGTACCAGTCAGTCTTGGTACTATTGACACGATGACGGTCCTCATCGCCAAGACCAATGTCATCATCCTCAAGATCGTAATCGCCCATGATCATTTTCCTTTTGCTGATTAAACGTGCCGCCTGGATATTCCAAAGGATATTGCCAGGAACAGGCTGGTTAGTTGAGAGCTTACTAAGGCAGAAGAACGAGCTTCCTATCCAGTTAACTCTCTACACGAAGGTTACCACACGAGTCACATTTTGTCCACTACATCTTACTTAAGATTTCCGCAAAGTCGAAGTCTGAGAAGTCGTCGATATTTGGCTTCGTTACCTCCTTACTAGTAGGCTTAGAGGCCTTGGCCTTGCTGCTTGTAGTCGCCTCCTTGGGGGAGTCCTTGGGGGTTGCGATAAGGTTAGGAGTGTCGCGCCCCACATCATCTAGGAACCTGGAGAGTTCAAAGTCTTCGGTCGCCTCAGAGGCAGGAGGAGTAGGAGCCTCAGGGGTAGGAGCCTCAGGGGTAGGGGCCTCAGGGATAGGAGCCTCAGGAGTAGGAGCCTCAGGGATAGGAGAGACCTCAGGGGTAGGAGCCTCAGGGATAGGAGAGACCTCAGGGGTAGGAGCCTCAGGGGTAGAAGAGCTTGTCGAGGTCAATGACCTCCTCTGAATCAGGCGCGAGGAGGCCTCAGTGACAACCTCCTCAAGGAGGGTAGGAGAGGCCTCAGGAGTTGGAGCCTCCTTCACTATAGCCGCGATGACCTTACCCTCTTCGTCGGCTAGAGCATCGGCACTAGTCCGCTCGTAACCTAGAAGGTCGTTTCTGGTGGTCTCGTAGAACCTCACAGAGGCCTCTGGGAGTGCCTCTGTGAGTGCCTCTGGTTCAACAGGAGCAGGAGCAGGGGCAGGGGCAGGGGCAGCCCCAGGACTCAACTCCTGGAGTAGCCTATCTAGCTCACTCTCGTCGATAGAGCTAGCGGTAGTATCCCTAGAGTCGCCCCTACTCTCATCTCCGTACCCTGCACCGGTATTACGATCGGTCTGCAACAAGGAGCGTTGAGTTTTGATGTTATCGCTGGTTCGCACTAACTCTTGGTGCCTAAGGCG